TCACAGCACGGACCCCTCGTGGCCGCCATCTTTGGTGGCGTAGCGCAGGATCGTGTCCTGGCCGGGGATGTGCGGGAAGCCGCGGAAGTTGGCGGTGTTGACGAACTTAGCGCCGCAGGTCTCGATCCGCTTGTCGCAGCCCGCGCGGATGGTGAACGCGTCGCTCTTGGCGATCGAGCGCACCGGGGCTTCGAGCAGCGTGAGGACTGCGATGCCGTCGGTCACATCATGGCCGAGAACCTCGGCCCGACGCCCCGCATTCGCGCCGCTGCTCCATTCGACCGTGCCAAAGGTGAACCAGCCGGAGGCGAAACCGCCAAGGCCTGAGGCAGTGAAGGCCCGGTCGCGCAGGAGATCGATGACGGCGCCCGTCCCCTTGTAGGCCGGGTCTTCCAGATCGACTCCGCAGCGTGCGTCGCCGAGGGCGGCATCGCAGGTCGCCTGGAAGGTCCGCCCGACCGTCTGGCCCAGCACATGGGCGAGCGAGCGGACCTCGGCAACGAAGGCCAAGCGCCCACGCCGGATCTGCCCGATGGCGCCGCGCCGCATCAGCACACGCTGACCCGTGTCGGCCCAGTTCACGCGCCAGACCTCGACCTCGGCGTTGTCCCAGCGGCCGTCGAGAATGTCGGTCTCGGTGATCCGGTCCGAGGTCAGCACGCCCTCGGCATCCTGCGCATCGACCGACAGGTCCGAGCCCGACCGCACCTCGGACGCGGTCAGCCCGCTTTCCGGCTCGAAGTCGGTGCCATCGAAGCTCAGCGTCATGTCGTGATCGGTGAAGCCGAAGGCGACGCCGTCGGCCCGCGTGATCCGCCAGCACCAGGCCAGCGTCGTCGTGCCCTCGTCGAGATGGGCCTGCAGCGCGGGTGAGAGCGATTTCATCGGCAGGTTCCCGTTATGCGGTCGTCGAGATCGGCGATCCAGTCCGCCCAGACCGGTGGCACCTCCGCGACCGTCTCGGCCGCCGGCCGGGCCAGCCGCGCCTCGGCGTAGGAAGCGCAGCCGGCATCGGACAACCGGGCACGGACCGCGCAACCGCTAATGAGCAGGCTTGCGACCGTGATTTTGATGATATCCACAGCGCATCTCCGCAGCTTTCCGCGCGGCCACCGCGTCGGCTTTCGATGAAAAACTGCCCAGCAAGTGGCGGCGCCCTTTCGCTGGGTGGATGTACGCCCACCAGCGGCGCTTCTCCCTGTTCCAGCTCACGCCAACGACGCCCGAGCTGTTGCTGCGCGATATTGCAGTGTTTCGCGCATTCTCCGATGTATCGGCAGGGCGCAGGTTCCGCCATCGATTGTCACTGCGTCGGCCATTGACGTGGTCGATCTGCGCCTCTGGCCATTGCCCCGTCATGATCGCGAACGCCACTTGATGGGCGTACACATGAGTACCGAAAACACGGCCAGCGATGTATCCGTGTTCGCGACGACCGAATGCCGGCCGACCTTCGTACTTGGCGTTCCAGATCCTGCAGACCCACGCCGGGTCGCGTTTGCAATGTGTGAAATGCGCTGGCCGTCGCGCCTTCCATGTCAGATTGCCGGTATCGGGCTTGTAGTGAATGAGGTCGCGAAGGAGAGCCGGCTCAATTCGTGGCGCCTTGTTCCCTGGATCGTTCATCACCAGCGCCCATCGTTGCGGCGCAGCCGGTCAGCGGGATCGCCAGCGCCGCGGCCATCGCGGACCGCGGCGCGGCCGCGCTCGACGCGCTTGCTCTTGTCTTCCATGGCATCGCGTTCGGCCTCCCGTTTGCCCGCGCGCTTCCCTTCGACACGGCCCCAGACCCGGCCGAGGACCACGCCCCCGACCGCGCCTATCGCCGCCACCAGCCAGATCAGAAGGTCAGCCATCGCCGCGAAACCCGCGCTCGATCCGGTCGCGCAGGCCGATCAGGCCCAGACCGAGGAACATGAGCCCCGCGGGCGAGGCGTCGGCCGAGCCAGCGAGCAGCGCGACGAGGCGGGACAGTTCCCCGAGCGGCCCGGTCGCGGGCAGCGCGAGGGAGGCGATGCCGGTGAGCATGGCGAGAAGTCCCGCCCACCAGGTGAGCGAGTTGGGTCGGACGTAGCGCATGAGTCAGGCCCTCCGGATCAGGGTGGAGAAGAAGGCGGCCAGCCGGGCGAGCCAGCCGGTCGGCGCGTCGGGCGCAGGTTCGAAGACCGGTGGCCTCGGCAGCGGCGACGGCCCGCGAGCCAAGGCCAGAGCCTCATCCTCGGTCAGGCGACGGATCGGTCGCGAGAAGTCCACGCGGCCCGTGCGATCCACGGACCAGACCGGGATCGTGCCGCCGGGATAGCGACCATGGCGGAACAGGTCGCGCTCGGACTCCCGGCGCGGAATGATCGAGGCCGGTCGCCGCCAGTTCAGAAACGCGTTGGCGGCTGCAACGCGATTTCCGGCATTGAGATGTCGGGTCAGCGCGGCCTTGGCGATGCCGCCAGTGTTGTAGTGGAAGCTGACCAGCGCATCGAACTCGTGCGGCGTCAGCGGTACCTTCACGGCGCGCAGGACGGCCGCCTCGTAACGCCCGAGGTCGGCCCGGAAGACCCGGAACGCCTCGCGGATCCCGGCATCGAGATCGCCGGGCATGCCGCGCGGCATGGTGGCCGGATCGGGAGGTCCGGCCGCGGCCGTGTGGCCGATGCCGAAGGTCCAGGTGCGAGTGGAATCGCGGTAGGGCGCGGGCACGACTCCTTCGTGCCCGGCCAGGGCCAGCAGGCCCCGCTCGGTCATCTGCATGGGATTACTCCAGAAACGAGAAGATCAGGATCAGCGCCGCAACGGCGAGGCCGACGCGCAGCCGGTGCGCGAACCGCGTTCGGGGATCCTCGACCTCGCTGCGCAGCGCGCGCGCGAGGCGGAGAAGCTCAGTCATCCTTGCGCCCCTTGGCGGCGCGCAGCCGGGCGAGGACGACCTCGATGAAGGCCGGGCCGAAGACGCCGACGAGATAGGCGGCCGAGCCCGCCGCTCCGCCCGCCGGGATCGCCTCGGGCGGCAGCCGCAGCCAGGCCGCGATGACCGCCATCGACAGGCTGCCCATCCCGGCCGCGATCAGCCCGCCGAGCAGGATATGGCGCAGCGCATCGCGCAGGCGCATCTTCGTGGTCAGTGCGTTCGTGGCCCCGCCGAGCGCGCCCCAGGCGGCGAGGATCACGGCCGTCGATGCCGCGAGCTCGCGCAGCACCGCGGCAATGAAGTTGCCGGAATCGTTCATCGCCGGATCTCCAGAAGCGGGATGGAGGTGATCGAGCCGAGCCGCTCGAGGTCGAGCGTCACGTCGAGCGCATCTGTGTCGAAGCGGACCGGCACGTCGAAGGCGAAGCCCGCGGTGATCGCGACGCCAGCGCCCGGCGCGGTGTCGAAGGTGACGACCCCGGTGGTCGTGTCGACCGTCCATCCCGACATCTGCTCGACGCCGCCGAGCGCGACGCGGACGCTGCCTGTCACGGGCTTGGCGATGGCGCGGGTCCAGGATTGCGCGCCTGATCTGTAGCGTTTCAGAAGCGCGAATTCCTTGAGGCTGCCGTTTCCCGTGCCGATCTCCTGGTCGTTGGGCGAGATCGCCGCGGACGGCAGGCCCGACTTGTAATCGGCCCAGTCCTTGAACCGGAAGCCGTGGAGCCGGCCATTGCGCGCCTCGAAGAAGGCGACGACGGCGGCGAGATCATCGGCGCGCCGGATGCCGTAGGCGACATCGTAGCGCCGACGGGAGTTCGCCCAGCTGGCGTTCCGCTCCTCCTCGCCCGAGGCGAGCTCGACGATCTGCGTGCGCCGCTCCGGCCCGCCGCGCGCGCCGCGGCTGATGTCGTCCGGAAACCGGACCTCGTGGAAGGCCACGGCTCAGAGCCCCCTGCGCCCGAGCGACACCGCGCGCGAGATGTCCGCGGCGACCTGCGTCCGCGACTGCCGAAAGCTCTCGGCGTCGCGGGTCTGGATGGTGACGTTGACGACCGGAGCGGCCTCGCGGTCGCGGCGCGGGGCGCCATACTCGTCGGTCTCCCGGCGCGAGAGCACCCGCTCGCCGCGCTGCAGGATCGCCGGCACCTCGTCGGGCCGAAGGCCCGCAAAGCCAGAGGTGTGACGCAGGCCGAGCGTGCCGCCGGAATGCATCCGCGGGGCCGCCGCGAAGGCTGCGGCCGGGACCATCCGCCCGGGTCCGGGTGCGCCGACCACGCCGCCGGCATGCAGGACGTTGGCGAACAGTCCACCGGCGCCCCCGAGCGCAGTGCCGAGCGCATTCGCGATCGGCCCGAGGATGAAACGCCGCGCGGCGAGTTGCGCGAGATCGGCGATGAGCGAAGTGACGAGGTCGCGGACCTTCAGCTTGCCGGTCTTCACGAACTCGCCCACCGCGTTCTCCGCCGACCGGAACGCGCCGACGAGGCTCTGGCCGATATCGCCGCCGATCTCGCGGGCCTTCGTGGCGTAGTCCGACAGCGCCGCGGTGACCGCCTGCCAGCCGGTGACGGCCCGCTCGGTGCTGGGCTCGGCGGCGGAAGCGGCCGCCCCGGCCGCGGCGCCGGCCTCGGTGGCCGCCTGTCCGGCCCCGCCGAGGGTGTCCTCGAACCGGTCGGCCGAGGTCGTGGCCGCTTCGAGCGCCGCCGCGCCGTCCGATCCCGCGCCCGCCACGGCGTCCTTCAGCGCCTGCCAGGCGGTCATCGGGCGCGCAGCTGCCTCCATCAGCATGCCGGCCGCCTCGGCATAGCCCGCAGCGCGGCCGCGCGCATCGGCGGCCATGCCCCCGAAGAGATCCGGCGCGTCGACATAGGTGCGCCCGATGGCGGCGCGGAAGGCCTCTCCGGCGGCGTCGCCGACCGCAGACGCAGCGCCCGCGAAGGGGTTCTCGACCCCGCCCAGTTCGACCCGGTCCAGCGTGCCGATGGAGAGGCCGCCCTCGCCAGTCGCCCAGTCGGGCAGATTGGACAGCGCCGCGTTCAGCCGGGTGATGAAGCGGTTGATCCGGTCCACCACGCCGTTAATCATCGACTCGACGCCGTCGATCAGGGCATTGGCGGCCTGGAAGGCGAAGTCCCCGATGGCCTCCGGCAGCGCCCCCCAGGTCGCCTTCACCGCCTCAAACGCTCCGGAGAAGGTCGCGACGGTGCTGTTGCCCCAGCCGGCCACGGCCTCCGTCGCGCTTTGCAGACCCTCGAGGATCGTCGCCTGCGCCGCGGCCCAGCCGGCCTCCACCCGCGCCCAGGCGGCGCCGGCGCGCAGCGCGATCCGGTCCCAGGTCTCTGCGGCCACGTCCTTCAGAAGACCGAGCGCTTCGCCGATGCCGCCGGTCGCTGCCACGAGGCGCGTGAACTGAAAGATCAGCTCGCCCGCGCCGACGATGAGCGCCCCGATGCCGGTGCGGATCAGCGCCCCGCGCAGAACCACAAGCGCCGTGGCGAGGCCGCGGACCGAGAGCGCAGCTGCGGCGAGCCCGGCGACCCAGCGACCAGCGAGGAAGCCGGCAAAGGCGGCCGCCGTGCTCGCCACCCGCCCGACATTGTCGATCAGCAGCACGAGCGCATCGAAGATACCGGTGAAGACCCGCTGGATCGGCCCGCCCACTTCGCCCAGTCGGGCCAGCCCCTCGGCCGCGCTCTGCAGGGCCGGCGCGGCGGCGACGGCCAGCTGGTTCGACAAGCCCCGCCAAATGAGCCCCAGCCGCGAGATCGCGTCGTTCGTCTCCTCGATCCGGTCGGCATCCGCGTCGCTCACCAGCACACCAAAGCGGCGCAGCTCGTCGTTCGCCTGGCGCAACTGTGCCGCGTCGAGCCGCTGGAAGGCCACGAAGGCGCGGTCGCCGAAGAGCTGCGAGAAGAGCGCCGCCTGCTCGGAGGCCGCCGCATTGCTCTGGATCGCCTCGGTGACCCGCGCAATGCGCGCATCGAGCGGCAGCGCCAGCAGTTCCGCCGCGTTGAGCCCCAGCCGCCGGATCGCATCGGCCGCCGGCCCGCTGCCATCGGCGGCGAAGAGCGACAGCCGGCGGGTCAGGCGCGCCGACCCCGCTTCCAGCTCGCGGAAGGAGTTGCCCGAGAGGTCCGCCGCCCGGGCGAGCACCTGCACGCTCGCGGTGGTGGTGGCGAGCGACTGCGCGAGCTTGGCCTGCGCATCGATGGTCTGCAGCCCCGAGCGGATCAGCGCCGCGCCGGCCGCCGCAGCCGCCGCGCCGACCACCCGGGCGATCCGCGTGGCCTGCCGCGCGAAGCGGGCGAGCCGGCGGTTGGCCGTCTCCATCTCGCGCGAGAGGCGCCGGAAGCCCTGCTGCCCGGCCTCGCCCACACCGCGCAGCGCATCCTTGACCTGCCGCCCGCCCGTCGCCGACAGGCGGACAGAGACGCGTTTTTCGGCCATCACTCAGCCCCCATGGCGCCGCCGTCCCCGCGGGCCTCATCGCTTCGTTTCTGCAGCGTCTCGACCACCACCGCCTCGACATGCGGGAGCAGCTCGGCGGCGGCGACCGGGTCGATGCCGCGGGCGCGCGCCATGGCGAGCAGCGCGGTCATGTCAAAGCCGATCACGCCGCCCATCGGGGCCAGCCGCAGCTGGCCGCCCGCCGCCTGCACCAGATCCCGCACCTGCCGGCCCTCGACCGTCAGCGGCCGCTCTTGCGTTTGCGGGCAGTCCGGGCACGGCCCGTCGCAGGCTCGGCAGTAGTTCGCGCCCCCGCCCCAGACCCAGGCTGCGAGGGCGCAGAGGCGTTTTTTTCCTGCTCCAGCAGCAGCCCCTTCTGGACGTAGTGGGTCTGGAACGCCTCGAAGATCGGCCAGATGTCCATCAGCGCCGGGATCGTCTCGGGCCCGGGGTCCACGGGGTTGCCCTTCGCGTCGCCCACGCCCTCCCACTCGACGATCGCCAGCCGGGCCAGCGCCACCGCGAAGGGGATCGCCACCGCCTCGTCGCTCGCGCGCGCCGCGGCCGGGTCGTCACCCTCCGCAGGCATGGTCTCCAGCGCCTCGACCACGTCTGGATCGCGGCGCGCCTCGGCCATCAGCGCGGTGGTGATCGGCAGGAGTTTCAGGCGCACGCCGCCGGGCATGTCGTGCCAGGCGGGTTTGCGGGTCATGTCGAGTCGCAGCATCAGTACTGGTCCACGTCGTTGATGAGGGTTGCGGTGGCCATGCGGCCGGTGCCGGGGTCGCGCGCCGCCTGCCAGTCGAAGGTCGCCTGGATGCCCTGCGGCCCGTCGATGCCGATCCGCGGGCGCGGCAGGTAAACGGCATGCGCGGTCAGCGTGAAGCTCTCGCCCGAGGGCAGCGCGTAGCCGAAGACCAGCTCGCACGGATCGCCGTCGATGGCCTGCTGCAGCAGCGTCTCGTCGGCGAAGCGGACCACCACGTTGCCGGTGAGCGCGGCAATGCCGGGCTCCACGCCTGCGATCTTGCCGTCGGCGCGGATCGTCTCCACCCGGTCGAGGTTGTTGGCATAGGTGATCTCGGCCGAGACCAGGTTGCCGAGCGCCGTGCCGTTGCGCTGCACGCTGCCGTTGAAGCTGCCGAAGCGCTTGAGCGCGGGCTCGGTCAGGGTGCCGGCTTGGCTCGCGGCACTCTTGTCCTCGCCCTGCGCGATCACGCCGACGGTCGCGGTCACGAGGCCCGAGCGCTCCATCGACCACTGCAGCTGATTGACCCGGCAGCCGGGATACATCGCGTAATGCGGCACCTCAGGCAGGCCCTTTTCCAGCGCGAAGCTCGGCAGGTCCCAGGCACCCGACTGGAACTCGTGGGTGTAGGGCCCGGTGCCGCTGGTCGAGGGCGCCCCGAAGGCGGCCTTCAGCCAGTGGCCCCAGGCCTCCGCGTCGATCGGGACCACCACGTCGCCGTCGGCGGTGATCGCGTCCTTGACCGGCGCCAGCGGATCGCGGCCGTAGCCCAGCAGTTCGGAGTCGAGCAGCGGCTGTTCGGCGGCGACGGTCAGCCCCGGCGCGAACGGCATGCGGATGAAGCCGCTGGCCGGCGGCGTGCCGTAGGTGGTCTCGAAGCCGAGCGCCAGCCGCGCCCGCGCCCCAAGGGATCGTGCCATGGTGGTCTCCTCTCGCAGAAAGAAGCGGCCCGCGGAGCGGGTCCGCGGGCCGGTGGGTCAGTGGTCGGGTTACGAGGGTCGTCTGCGCTGAGCTCAGCTCAGCGGGTCGTCCGTGGAGTAGTGCAGCACCACCGCGATGGTGGCCGCTTTCAGGCTTGCCGCGCCCTCTACGGCCAAATCGACCGGGCGCGGCGCTTTCGCCTCGACCCAGTCGCAGAGCCCGCCCAGCGTGCGGTCGGCCGCGAGCGCCGTACCGATACTGGCTGTCAGCGTGTCGAATGCGGCGTCACGGTCCGCGCCTTGGATCACCGCCTCGATCTCCGCACGGTGCTGGTAGTGGTACCGCAGCGGCGACAACGTCACCTCGGGATCCCCCGGCTCGCCATCGCGCAGGATCAGCAGCCCCTCGGCCGGGACACGCTCGGGCAGAACCTCACCGCGCAGCGCGGTGGCGGGTAGCGTGGAGAGCCGCGCATGCAGCGCGGCGAGGATGGTTTCGCGAGAGGTGGACATGCATCACTTAGTTGTTGCCATACGGAAAGATCGGTGTAAGAGCCAGACTGGCGCATCGTTGCGCAAAACTTTACAGGAACCCATTTCGGGACGGTGAGGGGTGACCAGATTGAAGGACGCCAATTTCACGCAAAAGTTGATGGTCTATGTCCAGCTTTTTGCCGGCATGGCGCTCTTCGGCACCGGAACCCCGTCCGCCAAGATCGTGTCCGAAGCCTTTCCAATGTTTCTCGGGCCATTTCTTCGTCTGTTGGTGGCCGCCTTGGCCTTGACGCCCTTCCTGTTCATCTACCGGCACCGCCTGCCTCGTATCTCCAGACAGAACTGGATCAAGATCGTCGTGATCGGCGGCGTGGGCATCGTTGCATTCACACTCTTTCTGCTAAACGGCATGCAGCGCGTGAACGGTGTGGTCGGATCGGTCGTGATGAGCCTGAGCCCCGCCGCGATGGCCACGTCGGCCGTTCTTTTCATGCATGACAGCATGGGGTGGCGAAAGGTCCTGGCCGTTACGTTGGCCGTTGCCGGCGTACTCGTGATCAACGTCTCGGGTCAGTCGATTCAATCCTCGGGCTGGAATTTGGTCCTCGGCAGCGTGCTGGTGTTCTGCGCGGTTGCCAGCCAGACGCTCTATTCGCTGCTGGGCAAGCAACTGATCAGGGACCTGAGCCCATTGGTGGCTTTGCCGCTCATCGTCTGGGTTGCCACATTGCTCTTTGCAGGTCCCGGCCTCTACCAGATCGGGAGCTTCGATTTTTCCGAACCGACGCTGAATGCGTGGCTGGCGCTTCTCGTCTGGGGCTTGGGTCCGCTTGCGATCGGTACCCTTGTCTGGTTTCGCGGCCTGAGCCAGGTACCGCCAAGCACGGCGTCGGGTTACATGAGTGCCATGCCTGCGACAGCCCTGGCTCTGTCCTACTTCTGGCTTGGAGATGAATTTCACCCTATTCATCTGGTAGGCTTCGCGTTGGTCTTCACGAGCATTGGACTCGTAACCTGGGCCCATCGCATCAAGGAGGCGAGCCAGAAGAAAGTACAGTGCGCGGCGGACACTCACGACTGTGCCATGCCGTGCTGAAACACCGCCCGTCCATGAAGCAAGCGGTTCTTCGTTACGCAAACATCGGGGCCTCAGTTGCAAGCCAACTAAACGGGTCCGATCAGAAGCAGAGGTGTTGACCGCTACCTGCGTGACTGGCTGTCACCTGCCGGCAGGTGGTCTCCATGGGCGCAAACGCACGAAGCTCTCTCAACCGGACTGACAAACTCCGAAGTGAGAGAGGTGGTCCTGCGGTTTGTCCGCAAAAACAGCCTCAGGCGATTCTCCTTTTCGCCCAGTTCGCGACGATCAGCCCCGGCACGTTGTCGTGCGCGCGCTCGGCGTCCCGGTCGAGATCGAGCCGCTTCGGCAGCTTGACCTGCGGGACCAGCAGGAAGATCGGCGCGGTGACCTGGTTGCGGCCGGTCTTCGCGCGCGACGCCACCGCCTGACCACGCTTATTGATGCGGGCGCGGTCGGCCACGAGCAGGCTGGGGCCGCGGCGGCGGTAGACGAAGCGCAGGCGCATGCCCCGGCGGCGTTCCCATTCGCCGGGGGTGATCCTGCCGCCGCGCAGGCCGCGGCCGGCGGCGGGTGTCGGGATCGCGAGCCAGAAGCCGGTCTTGGAGCGGATCAGCGGGCCGGTGTCGTGGGCGCCGACGATGGCGGGGGCCTTTGACCAGACCAGCGACGCAGCACCGATGCTGGTGGTCCCCTTGGGCCATGTCTCCGCGCGGATGCTCCGAGCGAGCCGCTGGCCCAGCCCCGCGCCGGTGATCTGGCGGCGCCAGTCGGTCTTGAGCTGCCCGCCGGCCTCGCGCATCGCCGTGGTCACCGCGCGCTCGCCCGCCTTGATCTCCGCGGCCATGAGCGCAGCGAGGTCCGGCGTGACGTCGAGCTTCAGTTTCATACGGGCCGCAGGTCCACGGTCCAGACCAGCCGTTCGCGGTCGCGCACGGGCTCGCCCTGGATGAGGAAGGCCTCGCCGTCGATCTCGATGCGGTCGCCCGGGCGCGGGTTCGACACTTCGGCCACGCGCAGATCCACGCGCGTGGTTTCGGACCAGATGAGCGCGTCGCCGAAGCCGGTGGTCTCGTCCGCGCGGCGGGTGACCACGCGGACGAGGACCGGCGCACCACCCTCGGGGGTGTAGATGGCCTCGCGGGCGATGTTGTCATCGGCGAAGAGCGCATCGAGGGCCATGGCAACGGCGGTCATCAGGTCCGCCGCGCCGAGCGGAGCACCTGCGGGCGGGTGCAGATCGGCAGCGGGTTGGACTCGATTTCGAGCCGCACCCACTCGTCGCGATCCCTGTCCGGGATCATGCGCGCATAGAGCGGCAGGCCCACGGTGTTGACGGTCTCGAAGGTGTCGGCGGGGGCGTAGTAGATCTCGAACAGCCCCTCGACGCCCTCGGGGTAGAAGTAGGCCTTGTCGGTGGGCACGCCGAAGCCCAGCCCGCCCCGGTAGCGCCGGAAGGTGATGCCGCCGAAGCTGACCTCCTCGCCCACGCGCCCGCGCAGATCGGCCGCCGCCGCGGTGTTGAGGTACGTTTCCCGCACCTCCTTGTGGGCCACCAGATCGGCGAAGAAGGCCGAGCCGCATTCCGCGCGGAGCTGCACCTGGCCCGCGGCGAGCCCGCCCAAGGAGTCCTCGACGCTCTCGATCAGCGCCTGGCAGCGCTTGCGCAGCGCGCCCGAGGCGGGGCTCGTGTTGTCCAGATCGAAGTCAACCTCCGCCGCGGGCGTGATGCCGAACTCGGCGTGGTAGTCGATGACCGTGGCGCCGTCCTTGGGGTCCTTCACCACGCCCTGAATGCCGTTGAAGAGGTGAAACTCGAAAGTGGCCTCGGCGTCGTTCCTGAGCCGGCCGAGCTTGCGCGCGACCTCGGCCTGCACCTGCTGCACCGCGGTCTCGGAGCCGAAGTCGCGGATAGACTGGATTTCCGAGGCCCAGAGCACGTCCTGCTTCTTGAACTGCCGGCAGACGAAGGCGCGCATCTCGCGACGTTCGGGGATCTGGGACTCAAACGCCGAGCCCCGCTCGGAGAACGGGATGAGCGAGAGCGTGCCGTCGCGGCTCTCGATCATCACGGTGCGCGCGCGCACGCCGCGGGCGCCGAAGAGGTTGGCGCCCGACAGGATCGCGGGCTTGTAGGGGATGTTCTCGAGCGCGCGGGTGAGCTCGACGATGGTGAAGGCATCGCCTTCGAAGATGTCCATGGTGGCCATGTTGATGCCTCCGGGTCAGGGAAGTTGGTGAGAATGCGCAATCAGCGGACGAGGATGCCCGCGGCGAGGAGCGCCGTGTGGGCCGCGGCGATCTCGGGATCGCTGGGCGTGCCGGTGAAGACGAGATCGTGCCGGTTGACGATGGCCGGGCCGCGGACCACCGCGACGGCCGGGGCGTCGCCACCGGACGCATCCGCCTTGCCCCAGAGCACCGCGACAGCGGTCTCGGTGCCGTCGGTGGCATTCGGATCGTGCGCGGCGAATTTGCCCGAGGCGGTGATTTGGCCCAGCACGGTGCCGGGGGCGAGCGTGCCGCTCGCCACGGTGATCGTCTCGCGGGTATAATCGCGATGGGCTTCCCAGACGAGGAAGCCGCCGGGATGCGTGCCTTCGGTCAGCGTGGTCATGGGATCATCCTTTCAGCTTGAAGGTGCGGGCGATGACGTCGCCCCAGGGGCGGGTCGCGGCGCTGCGCCCGGGTTGCGGGTGATGGGGCGTGATCTCGGGCTGGGCTTCGGCCTTCGCGTCCAGCAGCGCGGCGCGCACCGTCTCGAGGCTGGCGTCCTCCTCGAGGAATCGCCCGGCCATCTGCGGCTGGCCCGCGAGACGGCAGAGATCGACGACCGCCCTCGCATGGGCGATGGCCTCGGCGCGGATGGCCGCAGGATCCGGGCCTGCGCTGGCATTTGCCGCCGTGCCGTCCGGATCGGGCCCCTCGGGCTGCGGTCCGGTATCCGGCGGCGCGGCAACTTCGTCGGCGTCTTCAACGATGTCCGGAACCGTCTCCGCGCTCTCGGGATCGGCGGTCTCGACCGGCTCGACAGCTTCCACAAGCTCGGGCGGCGCGTTCCGGAACCGGGCGATGTCGAAGCTGGCGGCGATGCGCACAGGCTCGGCCAGCTGCGTGGCGAGGCCGGCCTCCAGCGCCTCAACCGCATCCAACCAGGTCTCCGCCGCCATCAGCGCCGCGATTTCGTCCTCCGGCTTGCCGGACTTCGCTGCGTAGCCGCGCGTCATGCCGGCCGCGATCTTGTCCAGCGTGCCGGCCATCTCGCGCATGTCCGCCGCCGTGCCCATGACGAGACCGGACGGGTCGTGGATCATCAGGAAGGCGTTCTCCGGCATGACGATCGCGTCGCCCGCCATGGCGACGTAGCTCGCCGCCGAGGCCGCAATCCCGTCGATCCAGACGGTGACCGTACCGGCATGGCGGCTCAGCGCGTTGTGGATGGCGACGGCATCGAAGACCGAGCCGCCGGGACTGTTGAGGCGCAGGTCGATGGGTGCGTCATCCGGTTGCGCGCCCAGCTCGGCCAGGAAGCCCTTCGCCGAGACGCCATAGGCGCCGATCTCGTCATAGATCAGCACTTCCGCGCCGCCCTCGCGGGCGCGGATCGTGTACCAGCTCTTCATGATGTCACTCCTGTTCGGTCGCGCGGCCCGCTGCCGCCGCATCGTCGTGACTGTCGCCATCCGCCCCGTTGTCCGGGTCGGGCCTCCTCGCCGGCGTCGCGCGCGCTCCTTGCGTCTCGCCCGGGCTGGTGCGATAGCGAAGGCCGAGACCTGCAGCGCGCGCCGTGTCCGTCGCGTTCTCGCGATCCACTTCCTCGACATCGTAGCCGGTGGCCTCGACCACCTTGCGCCGCGAGGTGATGCCCGCCTCCATCGCCAGCACCTGCGCCTGGATGTCCTTCAGCGGATCGACCCAGTCCCAGCGCGGCGGGATCCACTGCACCACGCGCGCGGCCGCCGGGTCGGGCAGGTCCAGCCGGCCCGCCAGCCTTGCGGTCTCCAGCCAGCGCGCCCAGACCGGGCGGCAGAGCTGATGCGCGATCACCCCGTGCTGGAGCTGCTGCACCCGCCGGCGGAACTCCACGAGCTCGGCCCGCAGGCTGGAATAGTTGGCCTGGCGCACGTCGCCGGTGACCAGGTGATAGGGCAGCCCCAGCGAGGCGGAGACGCCGAGCAGCGTGCGGTACTGGAATGCCTCGTAGCTGCTGCCGACATCGGCGGGGCTTGAGAACTTCACGTCCTCGCCGGGCAGCAGCACCTGCAGCGTTCCGGGCTCGAGGCTGGCGATGGCCGCGCCGTCGGGGTCGGGCTCCTCCGTGCCCATCATTGGCTCTTCCGGCGCCGTCTTGGTGATGAAGCCCGCGAACATCGCCGCGGTCTTCTTGCGGTCGAGCTCGGCATCGTCGTACTGATCGAGCAGGAACAGCCGCACCATGGCGGGAGCCACATGCGGCAGGCCCCGGATCTGCCCGGCATCGAGCGGGCGGTAGACATGCAGCACATCCCCCGCCGGCACGCGCACGGTATCGGGGACCGCCACGCGGCGATCCGTGCTGTCGCCGGGATGGGTGCGGCGGAAGTGATAGGCCACCCTTCGCCCGATGGCGTCGAACTCGATCCCGCAGCGGATGCGGTTGCCGCTCAAAGCGGTCTCGGTCTTCTCGTAGGGCAGCATCTCGGACTGGAGAAGCTGCAGTTGCAGCGGAACCAGCAACCCGTCCGCGGCCCGGCGCGGCCGCAGCCGGACGAAGCACTCGCCCGCCACGAACATCTCGCGCGCGACCATGGCCTGAAGGCCGTAGAAGTCCGTCAGCCCGTCCGCATCCGCCTCGTCGGTCCAGGCGAGCCAGAGCCGCTGGACGCGGTCGCGCATTTCCGCATCGTCGATCAGCGACGAGGGCTTGATGCCGTCGCCCACCAGGTTCGCGGCAAAAGCCTCGCAGGCATTGGCGGCATAGCCGTTGGTGACCACCAGTTCGCGCGCCCGCGCCAACAGCTTCGGGCCGCCCGAGGCGACCAGCGCATTGACGTTCTCCAGCGGCGGGTTCCAGCCGCGCAGCCGCCGTCGGGACATCGCGCCCTCCAGGCGCGCACGCACGCCGGAGGGGCCGCCAGCGGGGCGGCGGCGAAAGCGGTCGAGCAGACCCATGGGTTCACAGCCCCTTCTTCGTCGTCACGCGCAGTTGCCGGACGATCCGCCGGCCCTCCGCCGCCGCGATCTCGCGGTCCAGCGCCTCGATCGCCCGGTCGATCTCGGCCACGCTGCGATAGTCCACGGTCTTGCCGTCATAGCTGACCCGCGCCACGCCCGAGGACCGCTGCGCCGACAGCGCGTCGCGGCGGGCGCGGAGTTCGGTCGCCGTGCTCATCGTTCACCCCATGTACCTCGACCGCCGTGTCAGCCGTCGCGGCGCCGGGCGGGGCGCCGGCCTCGCTGGTGCCTCGCCGTCCGCCGCGGGCGTCTCCACCGCCAGTTGCCGTTCCAGGTCCTGCCAGCGCGCCTCCGACCATCGGTCGGCCCCGGCGATCCAGGCGGCGGCCCGGGCGTAGACCCGGCAGTCCAGCGCCTCGTTGCGCTCGCGCAGCTTCTGCCACTCGAGCTTCGAAAACCCGCGCTTGCCCTTGACCGTGACCAGCTGCTCGGCGGTCAGCTGCTTGAGCCATTCGGCATCGGCCCAGTCCGGCAGGTGGACGGTGCCGGGCGGGCACGGCGCGCCGGCCTTCTGGTCCTCCCGCGTTGGCCGGTCCTGCCGCAGGAACCGGTAGGTCTCCGCCTTGAATGTCGCCGTGGCGACGGACCACAGCCGCGCACCGCGGCGCAGGCGCTTGCCCGCGACGGTCGCATCGACATAGGTCGGTCCTGACACGGGGCTCGCGCGATTGAACCCGTCGAGCCCCTTGACCGGTGCGACCTGCGCGAAGCCGACCTGCCGCGCCCAGCCATAGACCGCGCTAGTCTCGAACCCCGTGTCGATCGCGAGCCGCGCGATGGTCAGGTGCTCGCCGGAGGCATGCGTCCATGTCCGTCCGAGCAGGTCGGTCAGCTGCTGCCAGCAGGCGGGATCGCCGGGACCGCCCTCGATGACGACGTGATCGACGAGCCAGCTTTCCAGCCCGCGGCCCCAGGCCCAGACATCGATCTCGATCCGGTCCTTCTGCACATCGGCGCCGGCGGTCAGGAACAAACCCCGGTCCGGCACGGTGCCCGGTTTCCATTCCTCGCGCCGGTCCGCCAGTCGTTGCCAGTCGGGCGCCTCGCCGGTCTCGACCCATGTCTCGCCGAGCACCGTGTTGCGGAACGCCTTGATGGCCTCGTCCGAGCCACGGGCCGCCTCCCAGGCCCGCGCGATCCGGTCCCAGCCGAGCCAACCCACCGGCGAGTAGAGCGCCGAGAGGTGATAGCCGACGGTGCCAGGATCTGCGGCCTCGGCCGTCGCGCGCCATTCGCCGGCTTCCAGCATCGCCGTCTTGTGGTGCTCGGCCAGGCCTGCGTCGCAGCCCTCGCAGTGATACTCCGCCGTCTCCGGCCGGCCCTTCTCCCACCGCAGCCGCTCGAACTTCAGCCACTGCATCGCGTCGCAATGCGGGCACGGCACGAAGAAGCGGCGCTGGTCGGACGCCTCGAACTCCCGCTCGATGCGCGAAAGTCCCCTGATCGTCGGCGTCGAGACCAGAAAGACCTTGCGCCGATGGGCGAAGGTCAGCGAGCGCGCCTCGGCCAGCGTGACCGGGTCGCCTTCCTCGTCGGCCGAGGCGGGATAGGCGTCGACCTCGTCGAGAAAGATGTACCGCGCCGGGGTGGAGCGCAGCCCGACCGCCGAGTTCGCGCCGGTCATGATCAGGATGCCGCCCGCGAACTCCTTGGACAGCATCGTGTTGCCCGCGTCGCGGGAGCGCGCGGGCTTGATCCGCTCCCTGAGCTCCGGGCTCTCCTCGATCAGCGGGTCGATCCGCTGGCGCGAGTTGCGCTTGGCCAGCTCGACCGTCGGCTGGACCGCCAGCATCGGTCCCGGCGCCTGGTGGATGGCGAAGCCGATCCAGTTGTTGCCCGCCTCCGTCGCGCCCACCTGCGCGGCCTTCATGAACACGACCCGCTGGGTCGGATCGCCGGGCGAGAGCCGGTCCATGATCTCGGCCATGTAGGGCGTGCGCAGCGTCCGATACTGCCCCGGCTCGGCCGAGGCCCGCGACGACAGCTTGCGGTGCCGATCTGCCCATTCCGACACGGTCAGGTCCGGGTCAGGTCGGAGCCCGGCGCACCAGGCGCGCAGGACATCCTGCGCCCCGTCGAAGGCCAGCGCGTCCGCGTCCTCAGCGGAGATCGGGCTGGAACTCGGCAAGGTCGTCGAGTTGGGATCGGACATGCTTCTCCAGAGCCTTCTGCATGGCGGCGGGCTCCACGACGATTTCCTGGCCTGACGCTTCGCTGCATGAGGCGGAGAGATCGGCCGCCATCAGCGCGGCCACCCGGGCGGGCCAGTTGACCCAGACGTCGCGCTCCTGCCGCGCCAGGCGGAACACCAGTGCCAGCGCACGGCCGCGATCGATCAGCTCGCCCTTGAGCTTTTGCAGCCGGATGCGCCGCTCCTGCGCCTTCAGCACCTCGTTGGCCGTCTTGGCCTGCAGGAAGGTCGTGCCGCCGCCCGTCGCCGGCGCGGCCAGGCCCTGTTCCTTCAGCGTATCGCCGACGGCTGACACCGCCGCCTCCGGCACTGGTTTGCGCTTCGGCTGGGGCGGCTTGCGGGTCTTCGACGGGTCCGTCGCCTCGGCCCGGCGCGCGTCGCTGGCGTCGGCGTCGATGCTCCCGTCGGCGTGCAGCACCAGGCGGCCGGCGGCCTTCGCCTTCTGGATCGCGCCGCGCGAGAGACCGACGCGGGCGGCGTATTGGCGCTCGCTCAGACCCTCCATGCCGCGCTCCGATTATCATGCGAAATCATGTGCTTATTGAGTTGATAAGCCTCCGCGCCAGAGCGAACCTGGATCCACAAGGACGATGCAACTCAGCACCGCGCTCAAGCAGCGCAGCGATAGCGCAGAACCAAGGAGCCACCCCGATGACCACGCGCCTGAACCCGATCACCACCCCGCGCCACCAGCTTCGCGCCGAGAAGGCGCGCCGGAACAAGGAGGCCGCCCTGAACGCCTTCATCGGCAAGAAGGCGGAGATCGACGAGATGCTCGCCCGCCTGCAGGCGCTCAGCGACGACCATTTCAACACTCACCCCGACGAGATCGACTGGGCCGACGTCGGCACCCTCGACCACTACGCCGGCCTTCTGAAGCGCATCACCGACAGCGCCTTCGGCGAGGGCGAACACGCCCGCTGATCTCCGGCACCGCCGGAACTCCTGCCGCGCGCCCTGCGCGGCTCGGGGTCGTAGAAGGGTCGCGACGGTCGCGGCCCCGAAACCGGAGACCCCAGATGACCAAGCTTTCCGACACCCAGCTCGTGATCCTCAGCGCCGCCGCGCAGCGCGAGGACCGCAACGTCCTGCCGCTCCCCGGCTCGCTCCGCGGCGGCGCCGCCGCCAAGGTGGTCGGCGCGCTGCTGAAGCGCGGGCTGATCGCGGAGACCGCGACCGACAGCCAGACCAAGGCCGACGCCGCGCTCAACCGCATCTGGCGCAACGACGAGAACGGCAACGCCATACTCCTGCACATCACCGACGCGGGCCTCGCCGCCATCGGCGTCGAGCCGGAGAACGGCGACAGCGCGCCCACGGGCGCCGACGAAGCGCCTAATGCGGAGGCCTCGCAGGACGCTCCCGCCGAGGCCGATCCCACGCCCAAGGCGCGCACACCGCGCACGGGCACCAAGCAGGCGAAGCTGATCGAGATGCTCCGCGCCGAAGGCGGCGCGACCATCGACGAGATCGTCGCCGCAACGGGCTGGCAGCCGCACACGGTCCGCGGCGCCTTCTCCGGTGCGCTCAAGAAGAAGCTCGGCCTCGAAGTCACCTCGGAGAAGGTCGAGGGGCGCGGACGAGTATACAGCTTGCCGCGCGACTGACGCCGGACACCGCGACGGTCCCGATACCGCCGTCCCGCATGGGGCGGCGGTGTCTCATCTTGCCCCGCGCACCCGGATCGCCTCGAACAGCCGCCGCAGGGCGAAGGAGCGCGCGATGCTCACCACCGTGAACACCGCGCCCATCTTCAGGTTCTGCACCAACGTCGTGTGCAGCCCGAAGACCGGGAAGATCAGGATCTGCGTCACGACGGCGACCCCGTAGCCGACCGCCACGTTGGCGACGGCCTCTACCAGCGACATGGCCCGGCTCTGCTTCATGCCACCCCCTCATCCATCGGCCAGCAATTCAGCTGCGAGAGTTCGGAGCGCATGCGCCGCGACCAGCGGGACCACTCCGTTGCCACAGAGCCGAAGCCGGTCCACCCGGTGGGCCAGCCCATCAGCGCCTCGACGAAGGCTGGGTTCAAGGTGCGGGGCGTGTCGCAGGAACGCGCGCCAGCCATCGGCGTCACCAGGACCTGGCGGCCAAGCAGCCCGTTCACCGGCGTGTTCGCGAGGCTCGTCGCCCCGTCCTTGTGATCCCGCGCCGTCGGCGTCATCCAGAGCCGCATCATCTCGGTCCGGTTCCCCCCGCTCGACCGCGTCCCAGAGCAGGCGCGCGGGGTCGGCCAAGTGGTCGCGCTCGCGGTGAGCGAGGATGAAGAGCCGCTCGTGCCGATGCGGCGCACCGACTTCCGCCGCCGTGAAGAGGCCTGCCGCAAGGCGGTAGCCCATGCCGACCAGCCCTCCGGCGACTTCGGGGAAGCCGAGGCGGAGATGATGGGCGACGTTCTCGAGAAAGACGAAGGGCGGTTCGCACTCGCCGACGATCCGGGCGACATGCGGCCAGAGGTGGCGCGGGTCGTCCACGCCCCGGCGCTTGCCCGCGACGGAGAACGGCTGGCACGGATAGCCCGCAGTGACGATGTCCACCGCGCCGCACCACGGGCGGCCGTCGAAGGTGGCGACGTCGTCCCAGACAGGCGCCGGATCCAGGGCCGCGTCTTCCATCCGCGCCACGAGAATGGCCGCGGCGTAGGCGTCCCGCTCGACATGACCCACAGTGCGATATCCGGGGCACGCGAGGTGCAGTCCGAGGTCGAGCCCGCCGGCGCCGGAGCAGAGCGAGAGGCCGAAGAGGCACGCGTCGCCGGCTCCGGCAGGCAGGCCGGAGGAAGGTAGAGCCACGCCATCCACGTCGTCAGGCCGCGTGGGCCCCCTCGGCCGCGGCCGCGGTCTCGCCCAGCCGCTCAGCCTTCACCTCGGCAAAGGTCCGGCCATCGCCGTCGAGGGTCGCGTCGCGGCCAGTATCGGCCTGCCAGCGCTCGATGGCGACGTCGACATAGGCCGGGCTGATTTCCATCGCGAAGACGCGGCGGCCATTGGCCTCGCCCGCCATGATCTGCGAGCCGGAACCCGAGAACGGCTCGTAGCAGAGGCCGCCGCGGGCGACGTGTTGGCGCATCGGAATGCCGAAGGCGTCCAGCGGTTTCGGCGTCGGGTGGTCGGGCCGCTCGTCCTTGGCGAAGGACGGCATTTCCCAGGTCGAGGGCAGCGTCTGCTCGGCCACCTTCGGCGGCCGGTTCGGGCGGCGCCAGCCCATGAAGCAGGGCTCGTGCTTCCAGAGGTAGTGCGACCGGGTGAGCACCCCGCGGTCCTTCACCCAGATGATCTGCTGGTGCACGAAGGCGCCGGCCTTTTCCCAGCAGGCCTCGAGCATCGCCTGGCGGCGGGATGCGTGCCAGCAGTACCAGGCCGCATCCTCGGTGATCGCCTCGGCCACGGCCGCCGAGATGAACCCGTCGTAGAGTTCGGCCCCCTGCGAACTGTCGTCCCAGGTCGTGCCGTAGGACGCGGACCAGTCCTTGTTCCGGGTCGGGTAATTCGAGCCGTCGTAGTCCACCAGATACGGCGGGTCGGTCGCGAACAACACCGCGCGCTCGCCGTTCATTAGGCGGCGCACATCGGCAGCGCTGGTGCTGTCGCCGCAGAGCAGCCGGTGATCGCCGAGGATCCAGAGATCGCCCGTGCGCGAGGCCGGGTTGCGCGGCGGTTCGGGGATGGTCACCGGCGGCACGGAACCTCCGGCGCCACCTTCTTCACCGTCGTCTTCCGCGACGTATGCCAGCACCTTGTCCAACTCGCCGTCGGAAAAGCCGACCAGCGACAGGTCGAAATCCTCGGCCAGCAGATCGTTCAGCTCCGCCGACAGCAGCGCCTCGTCCCAGGTGCCGAGTTCCGTCAGCTTGTTGTCCGCGATGCGATAGGCGCGCCGCTGCGCCTCAGTCAGATGCCCGAGCACGATCACCGGCGCTTCGGTCAGCCCCAGCTGCGTCGCGGCCAGCACGCGGCCGTGGCCCGCGATCAACTCGCCGTCCTCGCCGACGAGGCAGGGCACGGTCCAGCCAAACTCGGCCATGCTGGCGGCAATCTTGGCGACCTGGTCGGGCCCGTGCACCTTCGCGTTCTTCGCGTAGGGCTGCAGGCGCGCAAGCGGCCAGGTCTCGATCCGCTCGGGGGCGAAGGCGAGGGTCATGCAGGTTCCTGTCGATGGTCGATCGGCATCCGCCGGGTGGACTCCGGCACGGAGGGTTCCACCGGCTTCCGGCCGGACTCCGGCATCCGCGGGGTATCCACCCCGGGCGGCCGGTCAGATGTTTGAATTCACGAGGGTTTCGTGGCGTCGCGGCTGGACGCTGGAGTCCGGTGGCTTCCCAAAAATCCGGCCCTGTCGCTGGCGAAATGCCGAGCCAAGCCCGCCAGCATACGTTTCGGCCCGGAAAGGAACCGGAAAACAGAGGTTTGGCGGCCTGGACCCCCGCTGGACCCCAGAAGCCAGCCCCGGTGTCCACTTCAGAATGAGCGTCGGTTCGCCCGAGCGCACGACCCCGAGTATATCGCCATGGATAGCGCCAGCGGAGCGATCCGTCTCGCCGTCCGGTGTCTCGCAGGAAATTGTCTCACCGAAGCGTAAGCGCTTGACCAGAATTCCCACAATGATCGCGGGGTAGCCTGATGTATCGCTTGGCCTTTTCTTGCCAGCGCATGCTACATGCATTGATGTGTACGCGCGATTTGCAGTGGATCGCGAGGTTTCCGCCTCGGCTTGCCGGTCGGCGATGGGCAGTTATTCCGGCGTGGTACATTACACTGTCTTTCCGACGACTTATACCAACGCGATAGCGGCTTTTTCGTTTAACGAAACGCAGTTCACGGCATCCCCTAGAGTAGCCTTCGCGATTTCCACGAGATGCTGGTGGTGCGTGAAGAACAGTACCTGGGTCTTCTCGGCTAGCTGTCCCAATAGCCGAAATCCGGCCGCCGCCCTGTCATTATCGAAGTTGATGAACAGGTCGTCGGCGACAAACGGCAGCGCCTGCGCCCGCTCAAGATAATCTTCAATCGAGGCGACCCGCAGCGCCAGGTAAAGCTGATCGGCGGTGCCGGTGCTCATGCCGAACACCGGCACAACGCTCTCATCGGGCCGCACCCCGGTGAGGTGGGCGTTGTCCTGGTCGTCAAAGTCCACGCGCAGGCTGGTGAACGAGCCGGCGGTCATGACCTGAAATAGCTGTCCTGCGCGCTTGAGCAGCGGCGCCTGCTTCTCCCGACGGTAGCGATCGATGGCCCATTGCAACAGGATAGCGGACGTTTTCACCCGAACGTACCGCTCGGCCACTTCGCCCATTTCAGTCAGCGCCTCTTCCCGGGCTGCCCCAGCCTGTGCGGCCGCATCATCGCCGCCGATGGCCTGGTACGCTTGGCGTGCCTGCGAGCGAACATCTCCTGCCTCGCCCTGCTGCTTTCTCAAGTCCTCCAGTTCCGCCTGAAGGGACTCCTCCCGGGCCGCCACTTCATCGATGGCCAGCCCCTCGCACTCGGCCTCCAGTTCGTCAACGGTCTTGCCGTCACCGTCCTGCTGAAGCTTTTCTGTGATCTTCTGCCGTTCCTCCCAAAGCGCCCGCTGATTGTCGGACCGCTCGATCGCGGCCTTCAGCTTCTCGTTGTTGTCGACGCCTGCGGTCTGCTTAAGGTGGGATATGGAAGCTGCCAATTCCCGCCGCTGACCTTCAAGCGTCTCGATCTGCTCTTTCAGGCCTTCAACGTCCTCGTCCTGCTTCTCCCGCAGTCCCTGAATCCGCTCGGCCTCGTTGAGCCGCGTCTCCAGCGCCGCAACAGCATCGTCCGCCACCTTATCAGCAAGGTCCGGTGCAACAACCTGCACAAGCTGACTGACAACATTTTCGAAGTCGGCAACGTCCCTTTGAATCTTCTCGATGCGGTCGTGTCGCAGCGAATTGATCCGACTGGCCGTTTCCCGCATCTGATCGATAATGCCAATCTGGGCATCAACGGCTTCGGCAGCAGTATCCGCGGCAAGGCCAAGATCCCCGAGCGCAGCAGCCCAATTTTCCTGCCATTCGGCCAGCACCTTCTTTGCCGCCTCAAGGTCTCGCTGACGCCGCGCTACGAGCCTGCCGGCTTCCGCGACATCCTCTTCCAGCTGCGACTTCTTGTCGGCCGCGGCCTCGCGAACCCGCAGCTCTTCCGCTGCCCGTTCGACGACGATGGTCAGGCCGTCCGCTTCCAGCGTGCCGACATCGGCACCCAGCGCAGCCAGTTCACCAATCAGCTGCTGCCTTGCCGCCTGCTCTTCTCCACGAGCGGCCTTCAGCGCGCTTTGAGCTTCGTCCCGATTCTCAATGGCCGCCAGCACCTCGTCACGGTCGTCCAACCATTCCAGCATGGCCTCAGGCGCTTCCGGCTCCACCGGCGCCCCGCTCCACAGCGCGATCCAGTCGGATTTCAGCTGATCGCCTTCCTCCACAAGCTTCTTCTCATTGTCCTGCACCTGACCGAGGAGGGTCTCCTGCTCGCCGATCTTGCGCTTGATTTCGGCGATGCGACCGGCGGCTTCGGCATGGTCGAAGCGCCGGTCGGCCAGCTCGTCGGCCTTGATGACGGCTGGCTCGAAGGCGCTGGCCAGGTCCTCGATCTCGCCCTCATATTGCTCAGCCTGAGCCGGAGGGATCGGCTGACCCACAATGTGCTTGAGCTTCACCAGCTGCCAAACTGCATCTCGGCGACCGCGGGCGTCCTTCAGTTCTTCGGGGGTGACCACCTGCTCATCGCGTATCGCCCGCTCAAGGGCTGCAACGGTACCGTCCAGCTCCTGCTTAACGGACGCGGCTTGCCTCTGCGTCTCGTTCAGCCGTCGCTGCCAGTCATCCTGGGCTTTCCGTTGCGACTCTACCTTCGCCCTTGCCGGCACACGCTTGCCGGTCAGTGCCCCTTCATCTGCAACACCGGGGTCAAGTGCACCAAGCCGCCGGGCAACCCGGCTCCTGGCGTTATTGAGACCCTCTTCCGCAGCGCGCACCCGACCGGCGATGTCTCCCTGTTCGCGGACGCTTTTGAGCGCAATGGCCAGCCGCGACGTGTCAACAGGCTCGCCAGCCTCGGCAAGCTCATCCTTCAGCCCGGCATGCTCTTCCTTCGCTTCTTCCAGTAGTCGTGCCTTGCCGAAAACATCGCTCTCCAGCTCACCTTTCTGGTTGAGCAGCGATCGCACGACGCTGACTTTCGGCCGCGGCGGAATGCGCTCGATCAGCGCAGCTGCGTTCCCATCCCGCCAGCCAAGTTCCGCGGCATCGTCTTTCAGCTTGCTTTCCGCCGCATGAAGCTCGGCCTCGCGCTTGGGCAGATCAGCCTTCTCAGCGCGAATCTCGATTCGTCTCTCGCAGGCCTGGCGGACATCCGCCGCCCGCTGGATCATCGTCTCGTCGTAAGTCAGCTTTTCCACCGCCTCTTCGGCGCGCTGAAGCTGTTCCGTCAGCGTGCCAATACGCGCAGCCGCCTCGGCATCCTTGCGCTCAGACTCGGCAACAAGCCCGGCCGCGTCCTCGGGCAGGGCAATCACGTCGCCGAGTTGCTCCAGAAGCCTGTCCAGCTCTTGCTTTCGCCGCACATCCCGAAACACCCGTCGAATCCGGCTCAGCCGTTTCCGAGTGGTTGTTGCGTCGCTGATCGCCTTGTCGATGTTGCCGTAGGCCTCTTCCGCCTCGTCGTACGCCTTTTTCAACTCCCGCCATTTTGCGGCACTGAGGGTCTGCTCGCGCAGCTCCCGCTGGGCGGCATCCAGCTTGTCTTCGGCAATGGAGAAATTGCGATGCCGTGCGCGCCGCCCCGGACTCCATAAGCTGTCCGCTTCGGTGGAAAGTTGGGTCAATCGCTCCCGCAGACCTCCGATGCCGGCACCGGCGGAGAACAGCATCTGACCGACGTCGTCCTTGGCCTCCAGGATTTCCCGGCCGCCGGCTTCAAGGCGAGTGTGGTCAAGGCTGAACATGCGCTCGAAAAACTTCCGGTCTGCGCCTGCAAGGTAGGGGCGAAGCACCGCTTCCCCACCGGGCACCGGCGAACCTTCCGGTCCCAGCAGCGTGTCCTTGTTGCCTTTTCTCCGCAGCACCTCCAGCACCTCGCTGCCGTTCTCCAGAACGGCACCGATCCGCATACTGCCGTAGGCATGCAGAAACCCGTACGGTGTCTGCCCGTGGATACCGAACAGAAGATCCTCGATGGCGGACAGCGCCGTAGACTTACCGGCCTCATTCGGGCCGAAGATGATGTGGAAGTCCGACCTGCCGGCAGGCAGCTCAAGCGGCCTCTCGGTGAAGTGGCCGTAGCGCAGCAGATCAAGTCGTTGTATCCGCACGCTCAATCCCCCTGTGCCGTGAGCCGTGCGGAGAGATAGGGGGAAACCTTGCCGATCAGCGCGGCATAATCGCCGTCAACTGCGGCCTTAAGCACGCTGTCGTCGATGTCGCCGCGCACCTCGTGGGGCAGCTGGCGCACCAGCTTGCCGATATCGTCCTCGATCTGCGCCAGCAGGGCATCGTCCCCGGTGGCTTCCTGCAATAGTCGCTGAAGCTCGCCGATGGCGTCTTCGCGCTCGGCCAGCGTCTCAGCATCGACCTCCGGCTGGGTATTGATGACCACCTTCTCCACCCAAGCGACTTCGTCGCCGAGTCCAAGTGCACCGGCGCGGGCTTCGGCCAGCATCCGGACCTCGGAAGCAATAAGCTGATCGTGAACAGCGGTCCGCCCTTGAAGGACAATGCGGCAGGCCAGAAGCCGCCCGTCAGCCTCAGTCACGGCTGCTTCCACGGCATCATGAATGCGATCAATCACGTCGCCGAAGCGCTCCGCATCGGCTAACGATACGGGCAACACTGCCCAGCGCACCACATCACAGGGGACTGTCGTCAACCCGACGATGTCACCGTCTTCTACGGTGACGAGGCTTGCGCCCTTGGCGCCGGTCTCGCGGGCATGGCGGCCCTGAAGGTTGCCGGGGAAGACAACGTGAGGCTTTTCGCGCAGCACGCCTGCCTGATGTACGTGGCCGAGCGCCCAGTAGTCGTAGCCCTTGTAGGTGAGGTCTTCGATGGCGCACGGGGCATAGTTCTCATGGCCGCCCATGCCGCCAAGGCCCGTGTGCAACACACCGATGTTGAAGGTGCCGGAAACGGGCGCCGGGTAGTCGGGGACAAGGTTGTCGGTGATGTCGCGCTGGCGGAAGCTCTGCCCGTGCAGCGCGACCTGCAGCTCGTCGAGTACATATGTCTCCGGCTTGCGTGTGCCGAAGACATGCACGTTATCGGGCAGTTCGAGCCGCCGGGTGATCTGGCTTTCGGCATCGTGGTTGCCGTGGAGCAGGTAGACCGGAATACCTTCCTTGTTCAGCCGCCCCATCTGCGCGGCAAAGAACAGCCCGGTCTTGTAGTCCCGCCAGTCGCCATCATACAGGTCCCCGGCGATAATAAGGAAATCGACCTTTTCCTCGACGGCCAATCCAACCAGCATATCGAGCGCCTCGCGGGTCGCCGTGCGCACCCGCGCGACGGCGTTACCTTCCTGGCCTGCAAGGCCCCGTAGCGGGCTATCGAGATGAATGTCGGCGGCATGGAAAAAACGAAAGGAAGTCATGGGAACCTGTCCGACGCCAGATTGTTCAATGCCTTAGTCTAGTGCTGGGCGTGAATGGTAAATGTGCGATGGGCGGCAGGTCCACCGGAAATAACGCCTTCGGTGCCAGCGACGCAGTCAGACTTGGGCCGGTCTGGTCCGCAACCCGCTCATTCGCCCTTGTCGCAGTGAACGTCTGGTCTCAGCCTGTTCGCTTGATCACGAACTCCATCGACCGCTTGCCTGGTACCCGCCTCCCGTTCAACCGCCATACGATGACCGCTATGCCGTATTGCCAGCGCCGGTTCGCCGTGGCGCGGCTGATGCCCAACTCCCAGCAAATGGGCTTCCACGGCGTCCGGTTGGCGCGCAGCCAGACGAGGCGAGCGTTGTCCTTCTCGAGCCAGCGCAGCCACAGCATCGCTTCCTCGGCCTCGGTGATCTGGCGAGGGCTCGGGCGCGGCCGGCGCATCTGCGGCTCCTGGCCGACGTGATCGGCGAAGCTGTGGAAGTACTCGGGCCAGGCGTTGAAGTACCCCTGCGGCTTCACCGCGGGCTGCTGCGCGAAGACGTCGGCTGCGAGTTCCAGGCGGTCCTGCACTTGCGCGATGGTCCAGTCAGTCATGGCGCACCTCCCGGACCGCGGGTGGCTTGCCATAGAGCTTGTCCCCGAGTTGACGGATCAACTCGCGCTCCGGCCAGGTGAGCCGCTGGTCGTCCAGCGAGACCGCCAGCATCCGCTGTTCGTGCCAGCCCTCGCGCTTGACCTGCTCGGGGTCACGGCGGCGCCCGCCATAGCATTTGGGCGTGTAGCGCATCCTACTCATGCCACGCCTCCTGCCGTCTCGATCGCCCAGAACAGGATGGCGATGGCGTCAGCCTCGTTGTCATCCGCGGGGCTGAAGCCCCGGGCGCGGGCCGCCGCGATCATCGCCTCCTTCGGCGCGTTCCCCTTTCCGGTAGCGTGGCGCTTGATCGTCCCAACCGGCACGCCCTGATAAGGCACGCCCGCCGTCTCGGCCCATGCGGTCAGGGTGGCGAGCAGGCCGCCGAAGACATGCGCCGCGTCGGTCCCCACATGCCGGCGCACCTCCTCGAAATGGATTGCGCCGATGGGTCCGGCATCCGCGGCCAGCCGTTCCAGCCAGGCGCGGAAGCGGACATAGCGCATGCCGCCGCCATCGTAGCGGCTCGGCCGGAACGAGACCGTGCCGCTGGTGATCAGCCCGTCCGCGGCGCGGAGCGCCCAGCCGGTGGTCGTGCCGAGGTCGAGGGCGAGAAGGACTGGCGTTCCGCCCACAGGCGCAATCGCGGGCCACGGTGTGAAAGATGCATGGGCCATCGGGGGCTCCTTTCCTGTCTGCTGCTCGATGGGGGGATCGGGGCGGCGCGCGGGGCTCATGGGTCGAGCTCCCGCAGCCAATCGGGGCGTGGTGAGGCCTGTGAGTCTGCCGCTGGAGGTTCACACGGAGGCTCACACCCGCAACCCGTTGAAACGACGTCGCTTTGTGAGCCTTGTGAGGGTTGTGAACCTTTTTCGGCGTCTCCTTTCGTGCGCACGCGCGTGCACGCACGCGTAAGGGTGGAAAAAGGTTCACAAGGCTCACAAGGTTCACATTTCGGTTTGGTATCAGGGCCTTGCGCGTGTGAGCCTTCGTTTTCGAGGCTCACACCACCGGCCCGAGGCTCACACGCATCGGCGCTGCGGCGGGCCGCTCCGGAGGTCTTTTCCTCCTCGGTCACCTTCAGCTGCCACTTCGTGGCGCGCCGGTACGTGCCGGCCTTCACGAGCCGGACGCGGAGATCGCCCAGCCGGAACACCCGGTCCCGCATGCGCCCGATCGACATCCCGAAGCTGGTCTTGCGCGCCTGCTCGTTGGCGCCGCTCATCGGCGGCGGCGGATCGCAGAAAAGCGCGATGTCGTAGACCTCGGCGGCCGTGACCTCGGCGGTGCCGAACCTGTCCCACCAGGCGCCGATGAAGGCGTTCCAGGCGGCGCCCTCGCTGTCGGAGGCCTCCATCATCTCCTCGAGATTGCCGAGGAAGCCCGGGATGCGCGCCACCTCGAGCACGCCGCCGAGCACGTGCGCCCAGTTCTCGAAGGAGCCGATGCTGCGGGCGCCGCGTGGCCGGCCAGCGGCGATCCACGCCTGGCAGAGCGTCAGGCAGGCCGCGACCAGCCGCGCCCGGTTGGCGCGCACCCAGCTCATCAGGTCGGGGTGGCGGAAGTCGGAGCGCTGCCACGGGCGGTCGGTGTGCGGATCGAGGCGGATGCGCACGAGGCGCCGGGCCATCTCGTTGGAGAACTCCGGGTTGTTGCCGGTGGCGATCCAGAGGCAGCGGATCGGCAGCCGCGCCATCTCGGAATGGCCGAGGATGCGGTCCTCCCAGAAGGGCGCCGTGAGCGCGGCGGCGAGCGCCGAGCTGTCGAGCGTGGCGCGCAGGTTGTCGATCAGCACGATGGAGGGGATCTGGCGGAGCTTCGCGGTCACGCGCTTGCGCCATTCCTCGTCGTCGCGCCCCTCGGTCATGACGCTGGCGCCCGCGCCGGTCAGGATGCCAGTGATCGCGTCGACCATCAGCGTCGCCCCGGTGCCGGGCGCCGGCTTCTCGATCAGATGCAGCGGCGTGGGCCCGTCGATCATGCCGCGCAGGAAGCCCAGCAGCAGGAGCGCCACGACATGGGAGCGCTCGGCATCGCCAGTGAAGGGGAAGTCCCCGAGCAGATCCTCGCAGATCATCGTGCGTGCCGCGGCGATCTCGGCCGATGTGGGCCTGGCGGGAATGTCCGGCACGGCGAAGCCCGGCGCCGGGACGTAGAGGAGCCGCGCGTCGGGGTGATAGCCGGGCGTTGTGAGCAGCGTGCCGTTCCGCCCGAAGACCGGCGTGTTCACGATGCCGGTCAGCACGGGCAGCGCGGGATCGGGCGTGGCAAGGACCGACTTGACCACCGGCAACGGGGGCGGCGCCGGGATGGGCTCGCCCTTGGCGTTCACCCGCACCCAGCGGGCCAGCCGCGCCAGCATGTGGCGGAGCTTCTCCTCGTTGAGCGCGGTGGCGACGGGTCGGCCCTCGTCGTCGGGGACGACCCAGGTGGGCTGGCCAGCGAGGCGGAAGAGCCAAGGGTAGCGGTTCGAGGCCATGAGCAGGCTCCAGACCTGCTCGTTCGCGCGGGCCAGATCGCCCTCGTCTGCGCGCAGCGTCGGGACCGTCTCGCCCGAGCCCTGATAGTTGAGCGGGCGGTGCTGCCCGATCTGCATCACCGTCTCGGCCTCGACGACCGACTCCGCCGCGGCGATCACCCGCGCCACGGCCGCGGGGCTGTCGCTCAGCAGCAGGTCGTTGAAGTCCTGGCCTTCTTCGGGCGGCACGGCGATGGCGACGTCACGCCCCTGCGCGCGCAGCCGACGCGCGGCGGCATCCGCGGCACGCAGGCCGGCGCCCGAGGCGTCGTTGTCGGCGAGGATCACGATGCGCGTGGCGGCCGGCGGCAGCTCGAGCTGTTCGAGGCCGGAGGTCGAGAGCGTGGCCCAGACCGGCAGATCGGGACAGGCGGTCATGGCCGCAAGGCCGGTCTCGATCCCTTCCGAGAGCGCCAGCCTGTCGCCGTCGCCGATGGGCGCAAGCCGCACAGCGCCGCCGGCGACGCGGCCGAGCATCTTCTTGGCCTTGTCGAGCGGCGCCTTGCGGGTGCTGCCGTCGGGGTCTGCCGCGAGCCACGTCCGATGCAGCCCGATGACGTCGCCGTTCCGGTCGCACACCCGTCCCACAAGAGCGGGATACCCGGTCTTCGTCTCGTAATGCGCGAGATCCGGATGGAAGAGCAGATCGGCCACGGAAGGGACATCCAGACCGCGGCCTGCGAGGTAGTCCCCAGCCGGCGTGCCCGCGAGCGGCTGCGCCGCCGACAGGATGTGCGCGATCTCCCGAGTGGCGTCGCGCTTCGGCGACGGCGGTGTTGCCGGTGCACGCCGCTCGGGCGCGCCCGGGGTAACGCCGGCGATCTCCGCCGCGCGCGCGATCAGCGCGCGGCCATCGAGCTCGGTCGCCTCCTCGATCGCGCTGATCGGCCCGCCGCCATGGTTGCCGTCGAAGTCGATCCAGTCTCCGGCATGCGGGCCGCGCAGCGTGACGACGCAGGAGCCGGTGTTCCGGGGCGCGTCGCCCCGGATGTTGGCGAGCCGCCACTCGTCGCCGGAGCGGCGGCCGCGGGGAAAGAGGTCGGGCACCCAGTGCGCGGCCGTCTCGCGCAGACGCTCGACGATCAGGTCGAGATCGTAGCGCGGCGCCTCGGTTGCGGGCGGGAGGGCGTCGTTGAGGTCAAGCAAGGATCACCAGCCCCCGCTCGGCCCGCGTGATCGCGGTATAGAGCCAGCGGTTCCTGTCGGCCGCCGAGCGACCGAAGCCATCGTCGAAGACGACCACGTTCTCCCATTGCGAGCCCTGCGCCTTGTGGCAGGTGATGGCGTAGCCCCAGCTGCTCTCGATGAGGCCGCGCTTGATCTGCCATTCCCGCCTTCCGCGCTCTGGGTCATAGGCGATGTGGTCGGCGTATTCGCCGCGCCAGAAGCTCTGCCGACCGGCGATGCTCTCGCCGTCCTCGGTCTCGACCATGGCGCTGAAGGCGAAGGCGTCGTCGGGGTCCTGGCGGACGTCGCTGAGCGTCAGGAACATGCCGTTGATCAGGCCGAGATCGTGGCGGTTCTTCAGGCAGATGACCTTCTCGCCGTGGCCTGTCGGATAGTCGGCCTCGAACCCGGCCGCGCGCTTCATGGCGGTATTCAGCCAGCGCCGCGTCGCGTTGGTGCCGCAGAGCACCTGGCCGCCGCACAGCATCTGCGCCGGGCCCACCTCGTGGCGCGACATCTTCCAGACATGGTCGTCATGCGCGCCGATGGGGATCGGCGCGCCCTGCCGCGCGAGCGTGGCGAGCCGCAGGATGGCGCTGTCCTCGGCCTGCCGATGCACCTCGGTCAGCATCACGTCCGGCGCGGCCTCGGTAAAGAAGCCGGCGCCCTTCACGGGCGGCAACTGGCCCGGATCGCCCAGCACGAGGATGGGCTTGCCGAAAGCGAGAAGGTCGCGCCCCAAATCCTCGCCCACCATCGACACCTCGTCGAGGACGAGGAGGTCCGCGTCGCGCAGGATGGACTGCTCGTTGATCAGGAACTTGGGCTGGTGGATGTCCTCGAGCCGCATCTCGAGCTGGGCGATCCGCGTCATGGCGAAGTCTCGCTCGGCCGGCCCCATGCGCGGCAGCTCGCGACGCAACTCCGCCAGGTCCTCGGTCACCCGCTCGATCTCTTCCGGCGTCGCCTCGGAGACGCGGTAGATCAGGCTATGGATGGTCTGCGCGGGCGTGCCCTTGCGCGTCATGACGAGCGCAGCCTTGCCGGTGAAGGCGCCGAAGAGCACGCCGCCCGGCGCGCCGGGGATCATCGGCGTCAGCCCCAGCGCCTCGATCGCCTGCGCCGTGGTCGTGGTCTTGCCGGTGCCGGCATAGCCGAACACCCGGAACACCTGCTGCTCGTGGCGGCGGGTCTCGTACCAGTCGCGGATCGCCGCGATCGCGCGGCTCTGCATTTCGGAAAGCGTGACGGTCATGCTGTGGCCTCCGGCCGTTCGCCGCTGAAACGCTCCACCGGAGCGGTTCCGAGACGCGGCTCACCCCAGCAGCGCGCCGAGAACGGGCAGAACCGGCAGAGATAGAAGTCGGGGCTCGTGGCGATCCGCGGCAGCAGCTCGCCCGCATCCGCGGCGCGCAGCACGGCCACCGCCTTGTCGGAGAGCTCCTGAGCGGTCGCCGGGTCGAAGGGGACGTGCTCGTGGTAGAGTTCGCAGCTGTCCTTGTTCAGCGCGGTGAAGAGCGCGGAGCCGAGGCCCATATAGGCCATGTAGATCTGCATCTGCCCGAAATAGACGGGCTTGGAGAGACGCACGCCCTTCTTCGCCGTGTCCGACCAGGAGGACGCCTTCAGCGCCTTGTGCTCCCAGAGCGCCGGCCAGGCGATGCCCACCTCCGGGCCGGCAACGATGACGCCGTCGACATGGCCGCGGATCCGGCCGCCCGCGGTCTCGAAGCCGAACTGGCCGCCGTCGCGCGTCTGCGTCCGCAGGTCGAACCCGGCCAGCCGCAGCCAGCGGATGGAGAGATCCTCGAAGACATGGCCGGCGGCGAAGATGCGCAGGCTGCGCCCCTCGAGCTCCTTGCCAGGATCGGGCGGCGTGTGCGTCACCTCGTAGACGAGACGGCGCGCGCAGGGCTCGCCGATCCGGCTGGCGCCGAGATAGTCGCGGGGCCGCTGGCCAGCGCGCTCGGCAACCAGCGCGTCATCGAGCAGCGTGTTGATCCGGGCGCCGAGCGGCGGCGGCGCATCCGCGGCGCGGCCGTAGACGAAGCCCGAGCGGTGGTTGAGATCGACCAGCATCCGCACCCCCTCAAAACGGCACGTCGCCGGCGTCGGACTGGCGCTGCATCGACGCCTGAAAGCCGTCGACGCAGGCCTCGATCAGGCGGTCGATGTCCTCGGCCGGCCGGTCGAAGAAGGGCTCCATCAGCCCCATCTCCGTCAGCGCCTCGGCCAGCTCGCGGCGCGCCTCGCGGATCGCGCGGGTTTCCATGTCGGTCTTGTCGATCATGCCGTGGTTCCTCTTGGCGTTGGCCGAACCCGCCGTGAGGCAGGCCCTCGAGCAGAAGCGGTGATGGGGGTGGCGGTCCCAGCGCAGGCCGTGGCAGTAGCCGAAGCCTCGGGCCTCCCGGCCGCAGAGCGCGCAGGGCACGCGGCGGCCGAGTTCGGCCCGGGTCAGCCCATTAGGAGCAGGTCGAGCGCGTTTCGCTCCTCCTCGTCGGGCGCGGCGGTTCGGCGCTCGGAGGCCAGCACGATGAAGCGGCTGATGGCGTTGGAGGCCATGCATTCCAGGTCGCGCCGGGTGAGGCTCGCGATGGGGCGGTCGAGCCGCCCCCGCGCCTCGAGCCAGCGCCCCATCGCAAGAGCCGCTTCCGTGGTGACATGCGCCTGCCATTCGTCCGGGCTCACGGGTTCAGCCAGGCGGGGCCGCCCGCGGCCTTCGGCGCGCCGGGCTCGGCGGCAGGCTGGCTGGCGGGCTGGGAGGCCGGCGACGACCACGCGAGCGCGGCCGGCGCCGCGGCGGGCTGCGACTGACCCCAGGCGGGGGCTGCGGGCTGTGCGGGCGCGGCGGCCGGCCGGGGCTTGTTCGAGGGCTGCGCTGGCACCGTCTCGCCGGCCATCACCTTCTGCCACTCGGGCGCGGTGGGCAGCACGACATGGTCGAGCTTGTTGGCGTCCTTGTAGGCGGGGTTTCGGTTCGGCTCGATCTGGATCTTCGCGACGAAGGTGATCCCGTCGAGATCGGCGAGCCCGCGCAGCACGCGCTTCGCCTTGGCCGCCTCGCTCATGTCCTCCGGGTTCAGGCCCAGCGCGCTGTCGATCATGGCCCGGAACTGGCTCTTGGAGATCTTCCAGCCGATCGACTGGCCCTGCTCGTCGAGCTTGCCGCCCTGCACGGTGAAGTTCTGCCAGAACTTGCGCCGGGCATGCGGTCCCTCGGCCACCGTGAACTCGGCGTCGAGCATCAGCACGTCGCTGCCGGGCTGGTTCGAAGGCTTCAGGAGTCCGCGATCCACCTCGCTCGCCCCGTCCGTGCCGCCCTTGCGGATGGACATGGTCACCTTGGCGAAGGTGCCGTCGGGGATCAGGTCGCCGGACTGCTGCGGCGCCACGTCGTTCATGTCGAAGGTCATCTCGTTCATCCTTTCGGTGCGTGGTTGATCTTGGAGAGGAGCGCGCCGAGATCGGCCGGCTCGGTCAGGTCGAGGCGCCCGGAGCGGTCCTTCGCGGGCAGGCCCCAGGGATTGCCGGAGCGGCAGACCAGGCGGCGCGTCTCGCCCTTCTCGGGGTCGTGCCGCCAGGCGGTCGCGCCATCGGGATTGGTCTCGGGGCTGAAGAGGCCGAGGGTCATCACCTGGTCGACGATGCCGGGCAGCTCGCGCGCGGCCTTGCCGCCCTCCATCTGCGGCTGCCAGATCGTCCGGTTCATCTCGTCGGTGATGCGTTCGAGAATGCCGACGAAGATCACCGTGCGGCCGGGCGCGTGCTGGAGGTGCTTGAGGAGCCCGATCACCTCGCGGGCGAGGAGCCCGTAGGCGCCACGGGTGTCCGGCTTTCCGGTCCGCTCCGACATCGCCTCGGGCCGGGTCTTGGCCCAGGCCATCGCCTGGCGCGTGAGGTCGGTGATGCTGTCGACGAAGACTATGCGCTTGGCGTCGAGCCGCGCGGCCAGTTCCGGGTGCTGCCCGCGCAGATGCGCATGGTGCGCTTCCGAGAAATGCTCGTCGGGCTGGGCCGCCGGATTCGCCCCGCCGATCAGGCAGGCGATGTCCACGGCGTCGGCGAAACGGCGGATCGGCAGGCTGTCGCCGCGCCAGTCCTGCACCGACTTCAGCCCGGCTTCGAGATCGAGGCAGACGGTTTCCTCGGCCGGCAGCGTCTTCAGCAGCGTGGTCTTGCCGGCGCCGCTCGGGCCGAACAGCGCCATGGTGGTCTTGCCCTGCGCCTCGCGCAGCCGCTCGTCGGCGGTGACGATCCGAAGGCTCATGCCGCGCCTCCCTGCGGCAGGAGTTCCACCTTCAGAGCGCCGGCGCGCACGGTCCGCGCGGGCTCGAACACCGCCCGGATGTTTTCCGGCCAGGCGGCGTATTTGCGCTCCGGCACCTTGATGGCGATCTCGACATACTGCGCGGGGTCGTCGCCCGAACCGCGGATGCGCTCGACGATCTCGCCGAGGTGGTCCTGGTCCCAATCCACCCGCTTCGGCAGATCGGCCACCACGGTGAAATCGCCGTCGTCGAAGCGGACCGTCCCGGTGTCCTTGCCCTGGACCTGCCGTTCCTCGGCGGCGCGGGTGGCGTAGCGGACGGTCAGCGCAGCATCGAGCCGGGCCTTCGCCGCCTTGGCGCGCTTGAGTGCCTCGTCGGTCTCGCGCTGCAGGATCGCCAGTAGTTCGACGGGAAATTGAGCCAGATCGGCGTCTGGGATGCCCGGCAGGTCTTCGGGCATGGGGCTGTTGTTCGGCCAGGGCATGAACGGGTCTCCGTGATCGGCGAAGGGGGTCTGGATAGGAAAGGTCACGCCGCCTGCTCCTCGAGCAGCAGCGCCGACAGCGAGGCGGCGGCATGCTTCGGCTTCGGTCGCGCGACGGCGATGTAGGCGAAGCGGTCGGGGCCCACGCGCTCCTGCACGAGGTGGACGAGGCCCTGCTCGGCGGCCCAGAAGGCGCGCGATCCGAGCCGCGACAACTCCTCCCGCTCGCGGTCCGCGAGGCGGCCGAGCATCGGGAAGATGTCGAGCACGAGGAAGCCGCGATGGTATTCGAGCCGGTCGCCGGGCGCGGCCTGCGCCACCCACGCACAGAACTCGATTTCGCTGAGCGGGCGGCTGGCGCGGACGGTGATGAAGGGGGGGGTGCCCATGAACATGATCTCCTCCTTTCGCCTCTACTCACGCCGCAGCGAGATCGTCCCAGGAGGGACCGAGCCCGTAGGCAGTAAGGACGTGACGGAGATCAGCGAGGCGCCGGTAGAGCGCCGAGCGGCTGCCAAAGCCCTCGGCGGCCAGCGCCGTCACTGACCGATGGGCCAGCGCGCAGCAGAACCGGCGGTCGGCCTCGGGCAACCGCGCCAGTGCGGACTGCACGGCTTCGCGGGTCTGGATGTCCGCTTGCGCGTCACGGTCCTGGCCGTGCCAGGCGGCGAGTCCGTCCGATTCCGCCAACAGGCAGCCCAACGGCTCGACGCTGCTGGCGACAGGCGCGTCGAGGGAGAGCATCGTGCCGCCATGCGCCCGGCGCTGGCGGTGGTGCCGAATTGCGATCCGCGAGCACTGGTTGCGCAGCACGATGTTGGCGAAGGCGCCGATGGTGCCGCGGCGCTTGTCGAAGCCCGGCAGCCGGCAGATCAGATCGATCAGGAGGTCCTGGCGGAGATCGTCGAGATCGGCGGCAGGGAGCGCCAGCTTGCGGTGCAGACGCCGCGCCGCGACGTCTGTCTCGTCGATCAGCGTGGCAAGTTCGGAGGGGGAAATCGGTGGGTGCATGTCGTTCGATCCTGGTCGTTTCCGTTCACGACCCGACCGTGCAACATACTGAAATCGTTTATCTCTCGGACTTCTCCTGAAAACCTCCCGAAAACCTCCCGGTGCCGGAGAACGGGTCTACGCTATGAACGCGATCTCTGACGGCGCGAGGGTGAGACGAGCGCCGACCTTGGACTTCCGCTCGATGAACCCGTTGTCCGGAACCGCGGTCAGACGCGTGTTCCTTCGGAAGGCATCGCGTAGCCGGTTCATGCAGCGGTCGACCTGTTCGGGATTGCTCTCTCGTCCCGTGCTGGCCTGCAGTGTGGCCGCGAGGCTGTCCTTTGGCACCCAGCCGCCAGCAGCCACGGCCTCCTCCGCGAGCAGGACGAACGCGTCGAAGTCCCGCGGCTCGACGCCGAGTTCGATGCCCTCGAAGATCACACGGCGACCGATACGATCGATCTGGAGACGGGCGTCCGGCGCAGGCTGTCCCGTGGGCACGCGTATCCGCCCGAGATCGAGCGCGAAGGGAAGATCTGGTTCGTCGCGAAGCAGGTCCTCGGCACGGGCCACCGTCATGCGCAGAGGCTCGAGCTGACGGGCGACTGCCGTGGGCAGATCGCAACTGCCGAGACTGATGAGGGCGACGGGGGCTTCACTTTCGATGGCGCCGCGCACGTGATCCACGATCTCCTGCGCAGTGTCCTCCCGCAGCCGTCGCACGAGGCAGACCTCTGCAGCGCGATTGTGGCCCTCGTGCCTCCCGAGTCGCCAGACCCGTATCGAGAGTGCCGTGGGGCCGGGCCCGCCGAGCCCCGACTGCTCGCGGATCGCGCGGCAGAGCGCGGCGATGTCGATGTCCAAGGTCTGGACATCCAGCGCATCTTCGTAGCGCTCGCATTCGCCTGTCTCCGGATCGACGACGACCAGTCCATCGTCGACGACCTGGAAGATCGCAGCGCCGTCGTCGCGCAGGTCCTCCCGCTCCACGAGGATCCCGCGGTTGCGAAGCGAACGGGCGAAACCGGGCTCGTAGAGCTTCAGGTCGGCAGCGCCGACGGCACGGATCGGATGACGATCACTCTGCCGCAGCAGCAGCCTGACCAATTCTGCGGCGTTTGCGAATGTCATTGTCTTCCAGCATCTCGAGGATGAGCCGTTCGTGGGAATGGTCACGCATGCTTACGGTGCGCGGCGGCCGGATGGTGACAGGAACCACCACCTCCGCGTCGTCCATCTCGATGATGACATCGATCTTGGCATGCACGATCCGCAGGTCGGCGATGTCGAGGTCCGACGCGACGTCCCTCAAACGCTTGAGGGCATTCTGGGAATCGCCAAGCGTCAGGAACCACGGAGAGCGGCGCAGACGCCCTGTCGTCGTGATCTGGGCTTCGTCGACGCGCACCTCGCGCAAGGCGACATGCGTGATGTCGCCATCGGGGTCGAAGTGGAACTTGAACGCTGCGCCCAGCTTCTGCAGCGGCTCGAGCGTGTAGAGTTGCTCCTTCGCCGACGCTTCGAAGATGTCCTTGTCTCCCAGGACGTACTCTCCGAACAGCTTGACCAGCTTCTTGGCATCGGCGGCCGATTTCGAGCCGACGGCGATGGAGCCGTGGCGGGGATCATACTCGATGGTCGACTGGACGATTTCGCGGAACTTCAGCGTGTCCTCGGTTCCCTCCTGGTCGACGTTCTTCGTCTCCGGTTTGGAGCCGTGCAGGATCAGGACGCGCAGCAGATCCTCCTCTTCGAACCACCGCACGTCGCAGTAGTGGCCGTTGTAGCGGCTCGCGAAATGCCGCCGCACCGCCTCCGTGAAATCTTTCTGCACACCGGCCTCGTGATGCCGCGGCTCGACGTCTTCGCGGTCGGCATCGCGCTCTAGCTTGGAGGAATGCGCGAGGAATGCCGCGGCGCTGAGCGCCCGGTCGAAGATGGCCCCGTGATCCAGCCATGTAACCAGGGCAATGAAGCGGGGGGTGAAGCGCAGGTCGTCGTCGCCGCCTTCGATGCGATAGGGCGCAAAGACATCGACCCCAGCCTCCGTGGCGATCTCCTGGATGATCCGGGCGCCGGCATCCGTGGACAGGGTGGAGATGTTGTACAGGGCGAACTGCAGCTTGGCCGGAAACCGCGTGTCTGCCCTGGCGAAGAGGTTGAAGATCGCTTCGCGGCGTTTCTTGTCATCGTCGGGAAGGTCATCCCAATTGAAATCGATCTGCCCGAGATAGGGGCTCAGCAGACGGTGGAGCAATTCGATATCCACGGTTCTCGAAAAAGCGCGATCGACGAAATTTCTGATTCTCTTCGGCATATGATCTCCTCTTGGTCCTGAAGGTCCTGCGAACGGGCAACGGCCCGAACGCCTTCCGGCGATCCGCTTCATCTTGCGCGAAGCGATGCGCTGCCGAAATTGGCCGAAGCGATGATGCCGATTCACGGCGCGAACGCGACGTGTGTTCCGATTATGTTCTACCCGACAGGACAACCACGAGTCGAGTCCGTGGCACCTCCACCCGTGCCCGTCCCGGCCACGTGGGACGGTTCGCGAATGCGGTGAGTAGGAGAAGGGCGAGACCTCACGGAACCGCCCTTCATGAAACGCCCCAATCCCCTGCCACCCGACCAGATGACCCCCGCCGAGCGCCGCGCCGAGCTGTGCGGCCTGCTGGCGCTCGGGCTGGTCCGGCTGAAGTTGCGGGAAAAGGGCGAAGCTTCTGACGATACGAGAGAAATTCGCCTACACTCTCCGGCGAGCGCATGCCGTCATGCAACTCCAACTCACCGGAGACCCGCATGACGACCCACGATCCCATTCCCGCGCGCCTGGCCGCGCTCAAGACCGCGACGACGCCGGAGCTGAAGGCGCAGTGGCGTGATCTGTTCGACAGCGAACCACCGCCATTCAACCGCCGCTACCTTGAATCCCGCCTGGCCTACCGCATCCAGGAACTGGCCTATGGTGGGCTGAAACCAGAGACGATCCGGCGGCTGGAACGGCTGGGCGAAGAGCTCGACGGTGGCGACCGAAAGAAGAGCCGGATGCGCGCCGACACCATGCCCATCGCCGGCACGCGGCTGATCCGCGAATGGCAGGGCGTCGAGTACGTCGTCACCGTCACGGCGGAAGGCTTCGAATGGCAGGGGCGGCCGTACAGGTCGCTGTCGGCCATCGCGCGCGCCATCACCGGCACGCGCTGGAACGGGTGGATCTTCTTCGGGCTGAAGAACCGGAGGGCGCGGACATGACGAAGCCGATCGTCCGCAAGCAGCGCTGCGCGATCTACACGCGCAAGTCGTCCGAGGAAGGGTTGGAGCAGGAGTTCAACTCGCTGCACGCACAGCGCGAGGCATGCGAGGCGTTCATCGCCAGTCAGCGGTCCGAAGGCTGGGTGCTGGTCCGCGACCAGTATGATGACGGCGGCATCTCCGGCGGCACGTTGGAGCGCCCTGGCCTTCAGCGGCTGTTGGAGGACATCGAGGAAGGGCTGGTCGACGTGGTCGTGGTCTACAAGATCGACCGCCTCAGCCGCTCGCTCGCCGACTTCGCCAAGCTGGTGGAGGTGTTCGACCGGAACGGTGTGACCTTCGTCTCGGTCACGCAGAGCTTCAACACGACCACGTCGATGGGGCGGCTGACGCTGAACATCCTGCTCTCGTTCGCCCAGTTCGAACGCGAGGTCACGGCTGAACGCATCCGCGACAAGGTCGCCGCTAGCCGCAAGAAGGGCATGTGGATGGGCGGGGTCCCGCCCTACGGATACCGGGTGGAAAACCGCAAACTGGTGGTCGATGACGAAGCCGCCGAACACGTACGCTGGATCTTCGCCCGCTTCCTCGAGATCGGCTCGGGAACGGAGTTGGCGCGCGAGGTCGCAAAACGCGGCATTCGCACGCCGCGGGGCAACCGGATCGACAAGAAGTACCTGTACCGGATGCTGAACAACCGCGCCTACATCGGCGAAGCGGTGCACAAAGGCGAGAGCTATCCGGGCGAGCACGAGGCCATAATCGACCGCGAGACATGGGACCGTGTCCATGCGATCCTGCAGGAGAGCCCCCGCAAGCGGGCAATGCGGACTCGCGCCGAGACCCCGGCGCTGTTGAAGGGGCTGCTGTTCGGGCCGGACGGCGCGGCCTTCTCCCCGACGCACACCCGCAAAGGCGACAGACTATACCGCTACTATGTCAGCCAGACCGTGCTGAAGCATGGTGCCGGGTCATGCCCGGTCGGCCGTGTGCCCGCGGGCGAGATCGAAGCGGCCGTCATCGACCAGCTGCGCGCCGTGTTCCGCCAGCCGGAGATCGTCGCAGGGACGTGGAAGGCGGCACGCGGCCACGCCGACGACGTCACCGAGGCCGACGCCCGGACGGCACTGCAACAGCTTGATCCGCTATGGGACGAGCTATTCCCTGCCGAACAGGCGCGCATCGTGGCGCTGTTGGTCGAGCGCGTGGACATCGGCACGGACGGGCTCAACGTCCGGCTGCGAGTCGACGGGCTCACCGGTCTGGCCCGCGAGATGCTGGCCGGCGACATCGAGGCGGCCGCATGACACGCGGGGCACCGATACCTGACACCGTGACGCTCCACGTACCGTTCCGCGTCGTGAAGCGCGGCGGGCGGAAGGAGATGCAGCTGCCGGAAGGCGCTACACAGCCGCGGCGCGCGGACAGCACACTCGTCAAGGCGCTGGCCCGCGCCTTCCGCTGGAAGAAGATGCTGGACTCGGGGGAGTGCGCCACCATCGCCGAACTGGCCGAGCGCGAGGGCATCGCGCCCTCCTACATGACCCGCGTTCTACGGCTGACGCTGCTTTCGCCCGACATCGTTGTGGCGATCCTGGACGGGAAGCAGGGGCCGGATGTGACGCTGACGCGGCTGTTGGAGCCCTTCACGGCTCATTGGTGTGACCAAGCGGACAGCTTTCTCTAACATGATGAGTTATTCTCCCTCCAGGCTGAGATGTCTGCACCTGGTGAACCACCAGCAACGACCGAGAGGCACTCTGATATCGACAAAGGCTTCGTTTTGGTTCATCTTGGTGCAAAATGGTGGAGGTGGCTATGCCCGGAGGCAAGAAGCGCTTCTCGGTGACCCTAGAGGAAGCAGACTACGAGGCACTCCGGGCCCTGGCCGAGGGGCACCGTCCTGCGCTATCACTCCAATACGTGGTAAACGTGGCGATAAAAGATCTTCTGGAAAAGCATGCTGCGCGCCAACTGACGCTTCCTTTGGATAAATAGTTTATGAAGAAGCTGACGTTTATTGATCTATTTGCGGGATTGGGAGGCTTTCACAAGGCCCTTAATGATATGGGCCATAGCTGTGTATTTGCTTCTGAAATCGACGGAGAACTCGCAAACCTGTATGAAAAAAACTATGGTATTCGCCCTCATGGCGATATCCGTCAGGCTATAGATCGCGTGCCGCCCCACGACATTTTGTGCGCTGGCTTTCCATGCCAGCCATTTTCAAAAGCCGGTGAGCAATTGGGATTTGATTGTCCGCAGTGGGGCGATCTTTTCGACTATGTTCTGAAAATTCTCGATGAACATAAGCCCACCTACATCATGATTGAAAACGTACCCAATCTGCTCCGTCATAATGGCGGCAAGACTTGGGAAAGAATAAAAATGAGGTTGGAAAATCTTGAGTATGTGGTCGATAGCCGCAAGCTATCGCCCTTCATGTTTGGCGTTCCGCAGGTGCGTGAGCGGGCGATAATCGTCGGTGCCCGCACAGGATTGGACAATTTTTCATGGCCCGAACCGACCCACCAACTCGACGAAATCAGTATAAGAAGCATACTCGATAAAGATCCAGAAGATGCCCGGCCACTCGGCCCACGATTCATTCAGTATTTGGAAACCTGGCAAGCCCTAATTAATGCTCTTCCAAAGAGTGAGGCGCTTCCCTCGTTCCCAATATGGGCAATGGAGTTTGGCGCGACCTATCCCTACACAGAATTAACGCCGTATGCGACTGGCTTTGAGCGCATGGGAGCATATAATGGAGCGCTCGGATGCTCGCTTGCTGGCTTGGATGAAGAGGAAACGAAAAGAGCGCTTCCCGCTTACTCCATTGGCGAAGTGGAGAATTTTCCAGATTGGAAACAGAATTTCATCAGGCAAAATAGAGAGTTTTATTTACGCCACAAGAGCATAATCAATCGCTGGCTTCCTATGATCGAGAGTTTTGCGCCTAGCTTTCAAAAATTGGAATGGAACTGGAAAGGCGGCCCTCGCGACTTGTGGCAGACCGTGATCCAGTTCCGCGCATCTGGCATACGGGCGAAACGCCCTACCGCTGCACCATCATTGGTTGCGCTTACCACTAGTCAGGTCCCGGTCATCCCGTGGGAACGTCGCTACATGACCATGCGAGAATGTGCACGTCTTCAAAGTATGGGCGACCTAGAGCATCTGCCCGACAATCAGACGAGGGCCTACAAGGCGCTTGGAAACGCAGTCAATGTCGATGTAGTCGCAGCAGTGGCGAGGGCTTTGCTTCCCGAGGTAGAGCATCCTGACTTCCAAGCCGAAACGGAGACGTCACAGCATCAAGGGAATGGTAAGGCGGAAGACGAGCTAGAGCCAGCGGCTTGAATTAAGCAATCGTTTGAAGGGACGCTGGATGTCAGTGAACAAAGTAGATATTCGTCCGGGGGTCAGCGTTCTCGCAGTCTTGCGCCACCTGAACTACAAGCCGTGGTATGCACTTGCAGAATTCGTTGACAATGCGGTTGAGAGTTTCTCGCGGAACCGTGATGCTCTAAGGAGCCACCACGGCGAGTCCTACAAGCTCGCCGTCAACATCGATGTCGATCCCAGCCCTCCCGCGCGTATTTCAATCCGAGACAACGCCGCCGGCATAGCTGTATCCGAATTCGGACGTGCTTTTCGTGCAGCAGCCATACCGACTGATCGCAGCGGCCTCGCTGAATTCGGAATGGGCATGAAAAGCGCCGCTTGCTGGTTCGCGCCGCAGTGGCAAGTGCGCACTTCTGCATTCGGCGAGCCACGAGCTCGTATCGTGCGCTTTGAAATCGAAAACATTGTGAATGATGGCATAGAAGAACTTGAGATCATTGAAAGGGAGGAAGCGTCAAGCAAGCATTATACTGAGGTAGTCCTTGAAAACATTTTTCATGTTCCAGTTGGCCGTACCGTGGGGAAGCTGAAGGAGCACTTAACTGATATTTATCGCGTTTTTATTCGCGAAGGCGAGCTTGAGTTGCGGTTTAACGGTGAAGTTCTTTCACCACAGCAACCTGCGATCCTCGAAGCGCCCTACTTCCGAGATAGCGACGGAGTAAAAAGGACGTGGAGAAAGGAAATTGGTTTTGATTTTGGGGATGGTCTTTCCGTGCATGGCTTTGCAGCCTTGCGGGAAAAAGCAAATACGGCGAAAGCAGGCTTTTCTTTATTTCGACGGGGCCGCGTCATTCAAGGGAGCGGGGATGAGGGGTATCGACCTGCTTTTATTTTCGGGAGCTCAAACAGCTACCGCTACCAGAGACTGTTCGGGGAGTTGCATCTGACGGGCTTTGAGGTAAGCCATACAAAAGACGGCTTTCGATGGGATGATAACGAACAGCCATTTCTCGAGTTGCTGCGCGACCACTTGGATGGCGATGATCTGCCCCTGCTCAAGCAAGCTGAAGGTTATCGGGTGCGCGTTGCTCGAGCGCAACTCTCGGATACGGCGAGCCAGGCGGTCGACAACACCGCTCGTGCCATCGAAGAACGACTTCCCGCCGCTTTGCCTGGGCTTACCGACGCGCCTCCAGTCGACGCTCCGGGAGAGGAGCTGCCGCATGCGGGAACGCTCGCTCGAAAGCAATTCGACATTCGCTTTCGCGACAAAGACTGGCGGATCAATATCGAACTGACAGAGGATCCAGCCGAAAGTCAGTGGCTTGTCTTTAGCGATGTTGCTGCTTCCACGGAGCAACCACGTAGCCTCGATATCAGGGTCTCGCTTGCCCACCCATTCATGGTGCGATTTGCTCAGACAGATAGCGAGGATATGGAGGCCTTACTGAGAATTGCGGCGGCGCTCGCTCTCGCCGAAGTTGTAGCTCGCGACTCTGGTGTGCGCCATGCAGGGACAATCCGGCGCAACGTGAACGACATCATTAACTTCGCTCTCTCCGAGGCGTAACACTGGAAGGTGCTTCATGACTGACGACGCGCCGCTGATAATCCGGGCCGTGAACCATCAAGGACCCGGAACTCGATGGCAGCCAGTAGTTGGAGATGAAACTACTGGTTTTCTGGAGCACGTCGTACCTGAAGTGAGCCGAGACAGTGTTCGGGATGCTGCCGCTTCCATATTGGGTCGCGGGATTTCACCTGCAGATTCTGCCGGTCAAGACACGGGATTGGTTGTTGGTTACGTTCAAAGCGGTAAGACCATGTCGTTCGAAACTGCTGCCGCACTTGCCCGCGACAACGGCTTCCAGATGGTCATAATTGTGGCAGGTACCTCAAATCCGCTGCTTGATCAGTCTACGGGGCGCGTCCGCCGGGATCTCCGGTTAAACGATCCAGATCGAGCACGCAGTTGGGTCCACTTTCAAAACCCTGAGCGAGAAGACTCAACTATCCAGACTCTGCGCGACGTTTTCGACGATTGGCGAGACGATGACACCCCCGACGAGTACAAGATGACCGTATTGGTAACTGTACTCAAACACCATCGGCGACTGGGGAACTTGACAGAACTCTTGCAGGCAGTGGGGATGCAGGAAGTGCCTGTGCTCATCATCGACGATGAGGCGGACCAAGCAAGCCTCAACACAGAGGTTGCTCAAGGTGAAGAAAGCACGACGTACCGCCGCTTGATGGCACTGCGTGATGCGCTGCCTCTTCACAATTATCTGCAATATACGGCTACGCCACAGGCACCGCTCCTTGTGAGTATTGTAGATTCTCTTTCCCCAAACTTCGTTGAGGTCTTGACGCCAGGCGATTCTTACGTGGGTGGGCATGATTTTTTTGTTACTAATCCAGGGCTCGTTCGCACGATTCCGGCCGCTGATGTGCCGACCAACACCAATCCCCTTCCGGAGCCGCCGGACTCGCTGCTCGAAGCACTCCGAATTTTCATGGTTGGCGTGGCGGTCGGTCTTATGCAGGACGGCAATCGTGGAAACCGCTCCATGCTCGTACACCCTTCGCACCTGACTGCGCAGCATCAGGAGTACTACAACTGGGTCCGTGATATTTTCGAGGAATGGAAGCGTATTCTTGGATTGCCTGATACAGATCCTGACAAGCAGGAACTCATAGAAGAGTTGCGCGGAGCCTATGATGACCTTTTGCAGACTGTGGGTAACAGCCTTCCTCAGTTTTCGGACCTAGTACCAACTTTCCGTTTTGCGTTCCGGCGGACCCGCATCCTTGAAGTAAACGCGCGCGGCGGGCGCACGCCTGACGTGGATTGGGGGAGCGCGTACGGTTGGATCCTCGTCGGTGGGCAGGCCATGGATCGCGGGTTCACCGTCGAAGGGTTGACGGTAACATACATGCCGCGCGGGATCGGCGTCGGTAATGCAGATACTGTGCAGCAGCGAGCACGCTTTTTCGGATATAAGCGCAGCTATCTCGGCTTCTGCCGTGTCTATTTGGAACAGGGCACTCATCGTGCCTTCGAACGCTATGTCGAGCATGAAGAGGACATGCGTCGGCAACTTGAGGACATTCGGGACCGTGGACTCTCACTGAATGAGTGGAAGCGAGCCTTTGTCCTAGACAACGCGCTTAGACCGTGCCGCCAGAACGTCCTGGAGTTTGACTATATTCGTGGACGCTTTTCAGACGACTGGGTGGCTCCGCGCGTTGTTCTGCCCACCGACCCGGTGCTTCAGGCCAACCGACAAACTGTTTCAGGTTTTCTTGAAGCAACCGCCTTCGTCAGCGATGAGGGCCATCCGGACCGCACTGACACACAAAGGCATGAGGTTGCTAGAGACCTGTCTCTGCGGGACGTAATGGAGCGGCTACTCATTCCACTGCGTATCACAAGTTCGCGGGACTCCCAGCAGGTCACCGGACTCCTTCTCCAGCTGAGTCGCGCGCTGGAGAGCGATCCAGATGAGCTTTGTACAGTCTACAGGATGAGCCCCGGGACTGGACGCGAGCGCGGCATAGACCAGAGTGGCGAGGTTACCAACCTCTTCCAAGGTCAAGCACCAGTGAACCCGCCCGCGCGACGCGGCGAAGTCTACCCGGGCGACCGCGCCATTCGCGAAAACGGTCAGGTGACCGTCCAGATCCATACTCTTGATCTGATCCGAGACGGTGCTGTGGTTTGTGAGAACGTGCCGGTGCTCGCTGTCTGGGTTCCTGCCCGTTTGGCTACCGGCTGGATCAATCAGGATCAGCCGGTACAGCAGGCATGACCGTCACTGACTTATTCCGGATATACGACGAAATATTGGTCCCAGAGCGAGGCTCAGACAATGATCTCCAATTTGCGGTCAGACCCGTTCCAGACCAAGGCGCCTACTTCGTCGGTAAAGACATGGCTGGAATGGCATGCCTGCTGGTTGAAACAGCGAAGGGGACGGGACGCAAGCCGCCGCCGATACGGCTTGAAAATCTCGAAGCGCAGTTCGAACTCGTCTGCCAGATAGCAGACGGTGGCGAGCCCCCTCGGGAGGGACAGTTTACTGTTATCCGCTGTCGGTCATCGCAGAAGGAAACCGTCCAGTATTTCTTTTCCGTTTGCCGAATACTAATACAACATTTGGGTGGCTGCCCATCGCGCTTGGCGCTCGCCGCAGCAGTGAGGCGGCTTGCTTCGATCTTTCAAAGCATCAGAAAGCCGCCTGTTCGCTCGCTAAACGGGCTGTTCGGCGAGATGTTCGTCATTGCAAGTAGTCGTTCACCCACAAGAGCAGTTGCTGCATGGCGTGTAGAAGAGACATCTCGGTTCGATTTCGCCGCGGGTGATGTCCGTATGGATGTTAAGAGCAGTGCGGGCCGGCTCCGTAAGCATGCTTTTTCTTACGACCAGTGCAACCCACCTCCCAACACCCACGCAATCGTAGCGTCACTTATGGTCGAGCGGATTCCGGGCGGCACCTCAATCGAAGACCTTATTGTCGCAACGGAGGCTCGTATCTCGGGAGACGCAGGGCTCTTGCTGAAACTGCATGATGTCGTTGCTTCGACGCTGGGCACCGACACGTCAGAGGCGTTGCGAGTGACCTTCGATCATCGACTAGCTTCCAGCTCTCTACAGTTTTTCGATTTGCGTGAGATACCAGCGGTTCGTGGTTCACTTCCACCCAGGGTCTCGGATCTTCGTTTCAACGTTGATCTGACGGGACTGCCTCCCCTCGATGTGGAGACTCTATCCGATCGGGACCCATACTTCTGGGATCTTGTGCCTCGTGATTGA